CTACTCCGCCGCGCGCGCCTTCGCCTCCACCGCTTCCAATTCGTAGGAATATCCCTCGAGCATGGTGTAGGCCTGCTCGATCGCCTCGATCTGGGCTTCGGCATTCCTGATCGCCTCGGCGATCGACTGGCTGCGGGCGCGCAGCATGGAGCCGAGCACGTCTGTCTCGGGCCGCCGGCCGAGGCGGTCGAGATGCTTGCGCACGCGGGAGCGGTGGCGTTCCAGTTCCAAAATGTGGAAGCGGTTCTTGACGATGTCGTCGGAGAGCTTGCGCCGCATCGCCGCGACCGGATCGAAACTGCCGGGCTCGCGCTCGTCGAGAATGAAATCGTTGACGAGCGTCTCCAGCATCATCAGGCCCTTCAGGTCTTTCGGGTCGGCGAGTTGCGGATCGTAGCCGGTGTCATCGTAGACTTTGCGGCGCACTGGGTCCTTCAGGAGGTCGTAGGCCGCCTGCAGCTTGCCGAACTTCTCGGCATCACCGCCGCGGTCGGGATGCGCGGTCTTCACCGCCCGACGGTAGGCCGTCCGGACCGCCCGTTCGTCGGCGTCGCGCTCAATTCCAAGGAGGGCATAGGGATCGATCACGCCGGCCACCTGCTCATCGTCAACTCGCATATTCGTCTCCGGTATAGACCTACCGGTTCGCCGCGGCAGCAGCAAGCCCGCGAGGCCCGTAGGGAGAGCGCAGGCTCAACCTAAGGCCTGTTGAGATTCGGGATACCTGCCACGGCTTGTTCGATCTCCTCATCCCTGTGCTCGTCACAGGGATCCAGCCAGACCAAGTCCTTGGGCTGCATGAACTCTTCCCGCGCCGCAGACGCGGCGCTGCTGGATCTCTGTGACGAGCACAGAGATGAGGAGGAGGAGAGATTGCAGTCCTCCGATAGGTTTCCTAGGATCAATCTCAACAGACCTTAGAGCGGGATGAGGAAAAGTGTGTGCGATTTTCCGCCCGCATCCCGCTTAAACTATTGGAATCGATCACGTTCATGTTTCTAGGTCGATCCGACCTAAAAACATCGTGATCCAGTGCCGGGACGAAAATGTGGTCAAACGAAGCAATCCACGACATTCGTCCTGCGGCAGATGGCACCGAGAGGTCACGCCGGCGCTTCGGCATAAGGCATCGCCGCAGGTGCGAGGTCGCAAGAACTCCCCCTTGCCTTTTTCGCGGAATACTGCCAATCCTATCTCTGTTCGGGCGTTTTCAATCCCGGAGACTGGACTTTCGCTTTGAGCCTGGCTTGACGCCGGGACTGCCGCAAGCGGCATCGTAGACGTCTTTTCCCCGATATCGTGACCACTCGACGCCTTTCAGCGCATTTCGCTGAAGACGACACGTTCGCTTCCTCCCGGGGGCGCGGACACACTACCTAAAGCAACCGATGCGTGATATTGAAGCGCAGGGTTGCGGCAAAGACAGACTGAAGGAAAAGGACTTCTTCCATGGCCACCAAAGGCATCGTCAAATTCTTCAACCAGGACAAGGGTTTTGGTTTCATCACGCCGGAAGGCGGTTCGAAGGACGTTTTCGTCCACATCACCGCTGTCCAGGCCGCAGGCCTCACCACATTGAACGATGGCCAGGAGGTCAGCTTCGACACGGAGCCGGATCGCATGGGCAAGGGCCCGAAGGCCGTCAACCTCCAGGCTCTCTAAGCCTGGCGTACGACAAAGCTTGAAGAGCGGCGCTTCGCAAGAGGCGCCGTTTTTCATTGGAGAGCGCCCATCCGGCCTGCCGCCCACCTTCCCCTCGCCGGCGGCGGAGACTCGCGCCGCAGTCGAGCTACTCTGCCGCCTGCCTTGCCGTTACCGCCTCGAACACCGCGTCGAAGGCAGCATGGATCACTTGCGGACCGGCGTCCTTGCGGGTGGCCTCGGTAGAGAGTATCTGACGATAGCGCCGCGCGCCGGGCCAGCCCTGAAAGAGCCCGACCATGTGCCGCGTGACGTGGATCAGCCGGCCGCCATTCTCGATATGCGCGGCGGCATAGTCCGCCATGGCGTCACGAATCCCGGACCAGAAATCCAGCGACAGTTTATGGTCATGATCGGAAAAGCCGTCGCGATCGACCGGCATGGGCTCGGCCCCCGTCAGCGGGTGGACGAAATAGCCGTCGGCGGCCGTCAGCAGGCCGCTGTCGTGATAGGCCGCACGGCCGAGCATCACGCCGTCGAGAGGAGCACCGCACGCCGGCTCTGCCGCAGTCCCGGTGGTTCCTCCCGTCGGCAGCGACAGCGGATCGAGGTGGGATAGCGCCTGATCCAGCCTTTGAAGACCCCCATTGAGACCGATGAAAAGATTCGCATTTTCCGCCTTGAGCCGGTGTACGAGGCCATAATCGAGCGGCGGAATCTCGCGATTCTCTCTCGGGCTCAGCCCTTTGAGCCATGCCTTGCGGGCATGCACCCAGACGGCATCCGTTCCGGCATCCTTGACACGCTGGACGAGGTCGCGAAGTGCTACTTCCGGATCCTGATCGTCGACGCCGATGCGACATTTGACCGTGACGGGAATCTTGACCGCCGCCTTCATCGCCGCGATGCAGTCGGCGACCAACGCCGGCTCCTGCATCAGGCAAGCGCCGAAGGTGCCGGACTGCACCCGGTCTGATGGGCAGCCGACATTCATGTTGATCTCGTCGTAGCCGAAGCCTTCGGCGATCCGCGCCGCCTCCGCCATCTTCGCCGGATCGCTGCCGCCGAGCTGCAGGGCGACCGGATGTTCCGAGGTGTCGTGGCCGAGCAGCTTTTCCCGGTCGCCTCGCAGGATCGCATCCGCGACGATCATTTCCGTATAGAGCAGAGCATGGCTCGAGAGCTGGCGCGCGAAGAACCGATAATGACGATCGGTCCAGTCGATCATGGGCGCGACGGAGAAGACGGGTGCCTTGAAATACCCATTTTTTCCTTGCTCGCCAGTGGTTTGCGCCGTTTCCTTCATGTCTCGTTAGCTCTCGTTTGATCCCTTTTTAGCCCGTTTCCGCTGTGCTATTGCTACATTGTAGCAAATGGTTAGGGGCTTGTAGCAAATTCATGGGCACCATCGTCGAACGAAAGCGCCGGAACGGGCAGAAAACATATACTGCGCAGATCCGCATAATGCGAGAGGGCGTGACAGTCCACAGCGAGGCGCAGACTTTCGACCGGCGGCCGGCCGCCGCGGCGTGGCTCAAGAAGCGGGAAACAGAGCTAGCCGAGCCGAATGCGCTTGAGAAGCAAAAAGAGCCTCAATCGACGCTCGCCGACGCTATCGATCGCTACATCAAGGAAAGCAAGAAAGCGATCGGTCGAACGAAGTCGCAGGTCCTTGAGAAGGTCAAGGACGAATTCGAGATCGCCAACATGCTTTGCAAGGATATTGGCAGCGCCGACATCGTCGAATTTGCCAAGGACCTATCCAAAGGGAGGCAGCCTCAGACCGTTGGCAATTACATCTCGCATCTGTCCAGTATCTTCGCGATCGCGCGCCCGGCATGGAAGATCGACCTGGACTATTCCGCCATGGAAGACGCCCAGATAGTTCTGCGGCGCCTCGGACTGATCGCGAAGTCAACCCAGCGCGATCGGCGCCCGACGCTGGAGGAGCTCGACAAGCTTATGGAGCACTACAGCGATCGGGAGAAACGCTATGCAGCGCACATACCTATGCGCCGGCTGATCGCTTTCGCGATTTTTTCGACGCGGCGGCAAGAGGAGATTTCCCGCATCACCTGGTCCGACTACGAGGAGGAAAACAAGCGCGTGCTCGTCAGGGACATGAAGAATCCGGGCGAGAAGATCGGCAACGACGTTTGGTGCGATCTGCCGCCGGAAGCAATTCGCATCATCGGCTCCATGGGACGCACGAAGGCACAAGAAATCTTCCCCCACGAAGCGAGGAGCGTCAGCGCGTCCTTTACGAGAGCGTGCAGTCTTCTTGGGATCGAGGATCTGCATTTCCACGATCTGCGTCACGAAGGTGTCTCGCGGCTATTCGAGATTGGCTGGAACATCCCCCACGTCGCCACCGTCTCCGGTCACCGCTCGTGGAACTCCCTGAAACGCTACTCCCACATCAAGCAGCGCGGCGACAAATACGAGGGCTGGAAATGGCTGGATGTTATCGCATCGGGACGATGATCTCGACGATGGCCGATGTGGCACCTCGTCAATCACATCGGAAAAGAAAGATAGCGGCTCTGCTGAGATAACGATACATCCCGAGGCATCGCCCATTTCGGATACGAGGTAGAGGTCTTTCGCACGATTCGATCGGCAGGTATCTCCAAGAAGGTTGATCGGTCATTCAGCATGAGGACCAACGTGTCGTCATTTTGAATCATTATGTACCCCGCCAACTTGTCCACTCCACTGGGCGAAACAACTGAAAGCTCCGCTTCAATTCCGCCTCCGTACCTAATCATCCTGAGAAACGATCCGTACAGGTCGTAGGTAAATAAAGAGGCCGCCATCCCAATAACAATTACAACGGACGAAAATATTTGCACCTTCATGAAGGTTAGTTTCCCTTCATGTATAAGCAAGGCAATCATCATAACGGAGTTAACAATGAAAGCCTTCAGCCCGGCTGGAATTACGCCAGACCTCTCATGGATTAGGTAATCGTACAACCAAAAAAAGCAAAACAGCCAAAATAGGCCAGTCACATAGCAAAAAATATAAAATCTCGTCTCAGTCCTCATGAAAGGCGCAATTAATTCCCGGTTCTTGTACACTATTGGTGCAACTCTGCGTCTTATAAAGCGCCGCAATGGTAACCGCTCCATTGCGGCAAACTGGACCCTTGCGTGACTCGCCGCGTAAAAAACGGTGAGCAGCACTCCAACAGTCGCAAGGAATCCCGCAAAAGACCAGGTGGCGATCGCCGTTGTGACGTAGGGTACCCCCTCAACTGGTACTCGGAACCCGTTCCTCAGAGCGTAGAATGCCGTGGCGAATGGCGTCAGCGCACTCAGAAGAAGCGATGTCGCAATAGACTTAAGGACCAGCAGGAGCACTGACTTTCCCGCAACGGGAAGGTATTGATACCAGTCCATCACCGCATTATAGGCGCGGATTGTCGGTGTCGTGATGCCTAACACTTGCCCCTCTCTGAAAGCCCAACCGGGAAACAGTAGCCTTTTCCTTCGATTCGTCACAGGACTGAACCAAGCCCTTAGCTGGGATTTAATTTCACCCGTAGCGGTCCCGGAGGGCCTGCAAAGACCGTTCGAAAACAATCAGCTAACAAAAAGGTTACCAACGCCGTTTCGGTTGTGTGCGTCAAGTTCTGCAAAATTGGGCGGTCATGCGTGCTGGTCATGCGGCTTGACGGAGTGCGAGTTTCTTGTGCTCTCGCAGGTCGTCCATGTTGATGTAGCGATTGGCCTCCATCCAGTTTTCGTGGGTTTCGACGGCGAGGGCGCGGACGAGGCGTAGGCAGCTCTCGGTATTGGGAAAGATGCGCACGACGTAGGTTCTGCGGCGGATTTCCTCGTTGAGGCGTTCCAGCATGTTGGTGCTCTTGAGGTGCTTGTGATGCTGGCGCGGCAGACGAAAGAAGGTCAGCGTCTGCTCGATGGTTTCCTCAACCCAGGAGGTCAGGCGCGGATAGCGGACCGACCATTTTCCCAGCCAGGCGGCGAGATCGGCCTTCGCCTCATCAAGGTCGCGGCGATCATAGAGCCATCGAAGCGCCCGCTCGGAGCGCTGATAGCTTTCGACAGTTCGGTGGAGAAATGTCCCGAGCGATCCTGCGGCACCCGCAGCTCGAGCTTGCCCACCCGCGTGATCAGCGTGCGGCCATAGTGGCCCGAACGGTAGCCGAGCCGCTCCGGCGTGCGCTCGCCTTTCGCAGCTCCCAGCGCCTCGTCCATCTCCGCTTCCAGCACCTCCTGCATCACCGTGCGGATCACCTCGCGCCGCCCATCGGGGTTCGAAAGCAAAATGTCTTTGACGGCGGCGCTGGCTGTCCTACCTTCAGTCTTGGTCATGGTGGCGTTCCTTCCAGGGAATCAGGTGACGTCAACATCACCAGCCTGCCATGACCGCCTCTCTCAGTGAATTTGCAGAACCTTCAGCACACTACCGCCGTTTCGTGAATGTTCTCGCTAATTGGCTAACCACCAAAAACCGCTTGCCGGTCCGCCGCACGGCAAAATGGTGCCCCATGCCGGGTCACACTAAGTCGGTTTTTACAAGGACTTAGCGAATTGCTGGACACCTGCTTTTCACGTACTTTCATTACGCTTTTCAGAAGAGTGTCCAGCCACTATGGCAGGAAAGCTGCCGCTGCGTGTCCCACAGGCACTTGACCTGAGGGTGTAGGTGGCAATTGGCTGGAAAGGCGAAGCGGAAATAAGACCTGTCCCGAAAAGAAGTTCTGCATTCGGCCAGTCCTCTGGACAGAATGGTGCGCGAAATGCGAGGACAGATCGCCACCGAGCGGAGCCAGCTCACTCCCCTCCTGGATTTCGAAAATGGTTCGAACACAGAGGAACCACGATGGACACCACTCCCAATGAGCACCCCACCACTATCGTGAAAGTTGGTACTACCAATTTCCAGAAAGAAGTCCTGAAGTCGGCCGAGCCGGTCATCGTCATCTTCTCATTAGAAGAGTGCCCGCCGTGCGAGAGAATTGCACCATTCCTCGAAGAAATCGCCACCGAGCTTGCTGGCAAGGCCAAGATCGTCAAGCTCAACGACAATGAAAACCCCGAGCTAGCGGAGCAGTATGGCGTATGCGCGTTCCCAACGTTTGCCATGTTCAAGGGTGGTGAAGTCGTCGACATTTTCATCGGAGCCCCATCTGAGACGGTAGTCCGCTCCTGGATTTTGAACACGGTTCAAACAACGAGGATGAACACCACCATTCCCAATGAGCACCCCACGGCTATTGTGACAGTCGATATTTCCAACTTCCCGGAAGAAGTTCTGAAGTCGGCCAAACCGGTCATCGTCATCTTCTGGGCAGACTGGTGCTCGCCGAGCGAGCTGCTTGAACCCATCCTCGAAAAAGTCGCCACCGAGCTTGCTGGCAAGGTCAAGACCGTCAAGCTCAACAACAATGAAAACCCCGAGCTCGCGGCGCAGTATGGCGTATACGAGTTCCCAACGCTTGCCATGTTCAAGGGTGGTGAAGTCGCCGGCGCCGACATGTACACCCGCGGCCCACTCCGCTCCTGGATTTCGAACGCGATGGCTTGAGTCACCGGAGGAAAGCCCGGCCGGGCCGGGCTTTTCTTTTCGGCTGAACCGGATGGGGCGCCGGCTATTTGCCCTAACCTGCCTTGGAGCTGCGCGGTCCCGTTCGCCGGACGGCCCTATTATAAGAAATAGTTGACCCGACTTCTCGCCGGCGCCCGCCACTCCTTTTAACACCGGCTTCTGCCGAACGTCCCTGCAAAGGGACTCTTGCAATCTACGTCATAGTATGAGGAAAGGGAGTGTCTAATATTGAAGACGTTTTCCCAGCTCGCGGCGGGGTCATCGCCGCAATGTCCTTCCTTCAGCTCTCACCCCTGCACCAAGCACGACTTTGCATGATTTAGCCCCCGGGCGTGCATGCTGTTGAGACATTCATGTTGCGGACCGAAATGGTTCAAAACAGCAAAGGAAACAAGATGACACGCGTCTCTCCACTCAATGGGCGAATGCTGCTAACCGCGTTAATGTTCGTTTTTGTTTGCGGACTACCGATGCCGGCGCGCGCGGCTGAGGTCATTGATCATGATAAGGTGGAAGGATTTCCCGAGAAGATCTCCGGCTTCCTCGAGACCTTCCAGCCTTTTCTCATGGTCTATCGGGGCTGTGTCCCTTTCCCGGCCGTGGATGCCGACGGCAACGTCAGCGGGGGTCTGGAGCCGTCGGGAGCGATGAACGGCCATTGCTCACGCAGCATTGGACAGGTCTACGTCAGAGCGGAGTTCTACAGGGGCCGGTGCGGCATCATGTATTCTTGGTACTTTCCCAAGGAGCAGAACGTCGACGGGCCCGGCAACATGGGACACCGATCTGGCTGGCAAAATATCGTCGTCTGGACCGATGCTTGTGAAAGCCAGTCGCACGTTATCGGGGTCAGCTACTCGAGCCATGGCCACTACGACCGGGACAAAAGTCCCCAAATGGAAGGAACACATCCGAAGGTCGCCTATCACCAAAGCCCATTCCCGATCAACCCTTCATTGTCGGCCACTCGGGAACCTGGCGGGATGCAGCCTGCAATCAGCTGGGACTACCTGACGCCGGCAGCGCGACAGAGGCTTAACAACTATAATTTCGGCAAGGCTGTACCATTCAACGATGACAACTTTCGCCCCAATCTGGGCAAGGCCTATTAATTACAACTGCAATCTGGGCAAGGCCTATTTTCGGTAATGGTTGGCGCCGGCTTCTCGCCGGCGCCTTTTTGCGCGAGGCCACCGCTCGAGGGTCTACCTTTGGAGATGGCGAGTAAACCATAAGCGACGTGGATGAAGGCGCCCAACCTTTTGATCGCATACTGACCCGTGGACGATACTGTGCGTCAAGCGGTGAAACTGAGGCCACGGGTCTCGCACCGCTGGCAACTACCGCAAAGGAGCACGGCCACGATTTCACGCTGGACGACGCTTAGGGTTACATTCAATCACGAAGCCCCTTCTCATGACGCATCCCGGTTTTAAGATGCAAGCAGACTAGCTGGCGGATCCCAAGGAAGCCGCGCGGACCGCAATCACGAGCATGACGAGGATCAGCTTTCCGAAAAACTTCCGGCGCATCTTCCGCACTTCATTCGTGTGCCACATCAGCCGGCCGACCAGCCGCTGAATGTCGCAGAAATATTCGTCTCTGATCGAGCTGCTGAGAGGAAGCTGCGCTCCTTACGCTGGACGCCGGTTCGCAATTCAGGCAAGTGTTTCGTCGTTTGGTAGGAGCCGGGGAAAGCATGTCAAAGGGTGAATATATCGTCGAGTGCAGAAGCCAAGGCATTAGCAAATCCAAGATGACGCGGGACGAGCTGAATCAATGGTTCGACGAAGAGATTAGCTTTTGGAACACCCTGCCCGGCATAGACGAGAACGTCATCCTTTATCACAAGAACTTGGGCCCGCCTAATATCGTACAGGCCTATCGCAATATGCTGACGACAGCCAGAGCCGCGATCGTCAAAGACAATGATGGGCCACTGCGAGATTTTCTTGCGAAAGCGAACGACCTGAAAGCCATCATTGCTCACGGTGGTATTGGCGAACAACTGCGTCGTCTATTCGATAGCAAGGAAAAAGTAGCCGGCCAACGTCTTGCAATTGTGATGTCCTCCGGTGTGCTGAATATTCATGAAGACGTCGAGCGCGAACTGTCTACGCTCAGTGTGGTGCTGCGGTTTAACCCCTTCATACTCTCCACTTCTGACACCGTGTCAGCAAAGGCCGCAATGACGCGGTCAATTGCGACAGAGGAGAAGATGAGACGCGCTAGAAAGGAATTTGAAACATCGATTGCCGAGGTCACGTCGATGTTCAATGATTTCGCGAAGGAAAAGTCCGAAGAACTCGACGAGTTGCATACGCAATACGAAAACCACCTGTTGCTTCAAGGGCCATCGCGACATTGGAAGCGGGTTGCCGACACATCTTGGCGTTACGCGGCGGGCGCCTTCATTGCATTCATTGTAATGCTGGCCGCGCCAACGGCGGTGATCGCTGCAAATTGGGGTGCTGTATCCAGCTATCTCGATCACGTCGTTGAGGTTTCGAAGGGCGGCATTTCGTTGGCCGCCATTGCCGTATTCACTGTTCCGGTCCTTGCTTACGGCTGGCTGCTGAAGCACGTGAGCAGAGTCTTCACCCAAAATCTAGTAGTGAACTCCGACGCGGAGCACAGACGGGTGATGGCGGTCACATTCCTGGGACTAGCAAAGCGAAAATCCGTCGGCCTGTCCGAGCAGGACCGAGCATTAATATTGAACGCTCTCTTCCGGCCTTCTCCGAACAATCCACACGATGACGGCCCCCCATCTGGTCTTCTTGATCTGTTTAAGAAGTGATAACGAAAATCGTCGCATCGTCCTCTCGCTCTCTGATCCCCTTGAACGACGCATGTCGCAGCTCTCCGTCGTCGGTCCAGGTGCGATATTCGACCTCCGCCACGAGCACAGGCTCGACGAAGACGGCATTCTTTCGCTTCAGGATCACCGCCGGCGTTTTCGTCGAGATCCCTTCCAGCAGATTGCGGAGCTCGCGCGACAGCTCGTGAGACCAGCCGGTACCGCAGCCGCCGACATAAACGAGATCGTTGCCCTTGAGCGCCGCCAGCAGCAGCCGGCCGAGATGACCGGGCACGGTCGACGGCTCGAAGCCGACGATCACGAAACTATCCCGGCGCTTGCAGGTGATCTTCTGCCACCACTCGCCCCGGCCGGAGCGATATGGCTTTTCAATATGCTTGGCGATTATGCCTTCGAGGCCGTGCGCGCAGGCGACGCGAAAGAACTCGTCGCCGTCAGCCTGGACCTCTTCCGATAGCCGGATGGCACCGGCACGGCCGGCGACTATCGGGTCGAGCAGCCACCGGCGTTCGCGAAGCGGCAGTCGGCGCAGGTCCCAACCATCGACATAGAGAAGGTCGAAAGCAAAGAAGATGATTTCGCGTGGATCATGCAAGCTAGGTCGCTTACCGAGCGCGCGCTGAAGCATGCCGAAATCCGACCGCCCCTGATCGTCAAGGACAACCGCCTCGCCGTCGAAGATTAAGGTTTCGTAACCAAGCTGGCGCGCCTCTGCCGCGATTGAAGCAAAGCGGGGCGTCCAGTCGTAGCCGCCGCGTGTGATTATCCGTACCCTGTCCGGCTCCACGTGAACGGCCAGACGGTAGCCGTCCCATTTCACCTCAAAGGCCCAGTCCGGCCCTTTTGGCGGCTTGTCGACTAGCATCGCCAGGCATGGATCAACCCGCTCCGGCATCGGGTCCGGCGATGAGGTGCCGCGCGGTGTTTTCGACGATCCTCTGGCCATTAGCCCATTAACGCACAGGCCCGCGAAAAACCGAATTGACTCTTTCGGCTGAGAGAACATATTGGGAACATTCGACGGCGATGCGGCGCCATTCCATCAATCAGGGGCGAAAACTAGAAAGACGCGCGTCATGCGAACACTTGCCGATGAGATAGGAACCGCGATTGAAGTCGATCTTGCGGTAATGCCCCCGCACCAAAGGCGGGCCTATGCCGGCCTCGACCAGTATCGCCGTCCCATCGAGGCGCGCGGCATCCAGGAACTCGCCAAGGGAATTGCCGAATCCTTCGGGGCCTTTGCCATCTTCGATGTCGAGACGGTGCTGCGGTCTCCGGCGATCGCGCCATTCGTTACGCAGACGCTCTACGCGATCCCGCTCGAATTGAGGCGGCCGCCTGCGACCGCGACCGGCTGAAAGCAGAAGGCGCGCGAAAGGAGATGGCGCGGATAATCTCGGCCGCACTGCTGTCGCGATACCATTTCGAGCCCTTGAAGCACGTCGGCGCTTCCTGCCATCCGAATTGGGAAGAGGCCTTCGAGCAGCAGTTTGGCGCCGGCCGAGGAGGAGAATCAAGCGGATGAGTGACGAACAGGGCGCGAAACCCCACTACGAAACCGGCCCCTATGTCCATTACTGCGAGCACCCTGGCTGCACAAAATGGGGTGGCTTTGGTTTCGCCGTCGGCCGGTCGGATCCGAATTGGTTCTGCTTTGAGCATCGGCCCGATTGGAAAACTGTGGAAACAACACAAACGGGAAGGCGAACCCCGACAAATTATTGCTGAAGCCTTGGAACAAAGTTGCACGAGATGCGTTGTCGGTGGCGCCGCGCATTGCCGCGGCACCAGGTCCCCCAACCTGTTTGAGAGTGCCCGTCTCGTCCCCTCGTACGGGCACTCTTTTTTACGCATTCACTTAATCTGACGATGCGCCAATGGCCGATCTGCGCAAGATGCTCATCGCGCGACTCGACGGGAGCCAGGCAAAGGAAGCGCTCGGCGACGATTGGCAAGGCTGGTGGCCGGATGACGATGATGGCGGTAGAGACGACAGTCCCCTTCCCCAGCAGCCGCTACCGGAACCGGCCTGAAATTTGCCAATCTCAAAACGAGCATTGTTCCGGAACATTCCAGCCAACACGGCGTTTGATAGGCGTTCCTAATTCAGACGGTTGTTTTCTCCCCCTGAATTCCGACTAGCGGACAACCGCACATGTCGGACAACTGCAGCGCTCCTTTTCGGTTAGGCGGGAGCGCTGCTTTTCTTGGTGCCTCTGCTTTCTACAGATTCATGCGGAACATACCGTCGCCAGCAGGGTTGAGCGCGATAGACGGAGACAGCCGAATGGACCCGCTCGACGTCGCCGGCACCATGATTCTCCTTGGTATCGTTGCGGTATTCGCCATGACTTGGCTCGCGGCCTGAGGAGTAAATCCGGGCTGAGACGCAGCTTAGATTAGCTGCTGGATCCCAAGAAAACCGTAGACCGCTATCGCGAGCAGGACGAGGATCAGCAATAGAATGATTATCGTCGATCCTCTCTTGGTCATGCCAGGGAAATAAGGGCGCACACCCCGTTTGGAATAGGACTGAAGTCTTACGCCAACGAGTTGCTGAATTCGGCCAGGGATAGTCAACGCTTCTTCAAGCCAGGGAATGGATCTCGCCCCAACGCCTTGGCAATCTTCCGCCAATCATGTCCGCCCATCCCGGGTATCCGCAGCAATTCTGCAGTCGGCAGATGTTGCATATCTCCGACAACCTCATACCCAGTCTGGTTTAGCTCGCGGAGAAGCGAAGGCCTGAGTTTCAAGTCTGCAAGTTTCGTGTCCATGTCGGACATTAAAAACAGGCTGGACCGAAACGTGCAATTGCATAATTATACACGCGGCACATCAGTTGAGCCATAAGAGGAACTAAGGCCGGACCGAGGGCGTTACGTCTCGAGCCCAATCCTCGAGAATCCGATGAGTTCACTCGCGCGCCGAATAGTCTTCGTGGGGGCAATTCTCCTCGCCTTAGCGCCGTTGACAGCCCAATCCGCCAGCGACACCACGAAGGCTGTGGAAGAATTTCACCACATTTGTTTGGCCGAGGGGCCCAGCTTCATGCGGATGAGCCAGGATGCCTATGACCGCGATTGGGAACTGCTTGCGGAAGTAGCTTTCGATGAACTGGCGCCGATCACCAACCCCGATACGGTTCGAGTATGGCTGACGACCGAAGCGGATGGAGGGCTCCCGGCGGGGACCATAATCGGCTACACCACGGCTAAGCTCAGTGGCAAACCGGTCCAGACCTGTACGCTGGCGTTGCCCGAAGTTGATCCCGAGGAGTTCCAGAAGGCTTCCTTCACGCGAACAGATGCCGAGAAGATTTCCGAGGAACGTAGCCCAGCCCAAATCAAGCGGCTCTACATTCTCTTTGTCTCCGGACGCCAGCAATTCGTCAGGCTGGTCCTTCCGAGCTCAACGTCACCGGGAAAGCCCCTGGTCGCGAGCTCGATCATGGCAACTGAAGCCGAGCGCTGAACCGACCTATGGCAGGTTTCGGGGGCAGACCGCTTGGAGGGTTGACGGCCCCCTTTCGCAAATTATGGTCGCAACAGCGCGCCGTCGCGCTGGCTGGCCTCGATCCGCTGCAGGATCTCGCGCATCACGCGCGTATCTATGGACAGGCTGTTGAGCGTGTTCTCGACTGCCTTCATTGACGTCGCCGCCTCGGCCGCCTGCTTCTCCACCGCCGAGATCCGGAGTTCGTGATTGTCGATCTGCCGTAGCGAGACTTCGGCCGCGGTCAGACGCTTGTCGAGGCGATCGATGGAATTAGCCTGTGAATCCTGGTTGGCGTTCACTCTTTCCCAGGTCGCGCCCCACGCGACGAGGCCCCCGGCAAAGCCGAACAGGATCACCAGGGTGTTGAGGTTATATTCAAACCTCCATTTCGGAGTTGCGACCATCTTTTCGGTTTCCTGTGTTTCAGACAATCCCCTGCCCTCGTAGTGTGATGCGAGTTACTGCTGCGCTTCGCCGTGGCGGGCGCATTCCCCTTTCGTCCAAACCGCCGCGGCACAGATGCCAACGACAGTCCGGTCAATCTTTCGTTGATCTGCCGGCGTCGCGCCGCGCGCGCCGATTAGATCAGTGCCCACCACCCGGCGCAGCCCGTCGGCACTTGCCGGCGCCGAAGTCCCACATCCCTGGAGGACAAAGGTCAAAGCGAGAGCGGACATCGTCCGCAGTGCGGCCAGCTTCATTGTTCTGCCTTTCAATGGAGGTTCTGACGTCGTCGCCGCCCTGCCGGTAAATCCAAGCAACGACGGCGGCAAAGATGGCGAGAGCGGCGGCGGCCGCGATGAGGCGAGGAGTGGAGAACATTACGCCATCCCCTCGACCTGCTTTGCCACCGCCTTCCGATCGGCGTTCTTCCGCCAGTAGAGGAAGCCGGCGATGCCTCCGAATGCGACGAGGATCAGGAGAAGGTTCTGCCACGGTATGCCGCCGATCGCGGTGAGCAGCGAAGCGCCTCCGCCGATGACAGACGGAGTGATGACCTCTTTCGACTTCCACCACGGCGCATCGAGGCTGGGCGGCGTGACAGGAACCGGGACCGGCTTCTCCTCCGTCACTGGCGCCGCCTTCACTTCGGGCCGTGCCGCTTCGCCCGGGGTGAGCGCCACAAGCGCCGTATGCATCGCAGCGCGCGTCTTCGGCCCGACGTCGCCGTCGACCTGCAGGCGCTGGTCAGCCTGAAACTGCAGGACGTTGTTCGCGCGATATCCGAGGAGCACAAGCGAGATCCGGGCCAGCCGGTCGAAGCGGTCGGCCAAGCCATTCTTACCGCCATTGATCTTCTTCGTGATGGTCTCGGCGTCGCCCTCGTCGGCCCAGCGGTTCAGCTCGCGCGTGTCCCAGTAGAACAGAGGCACCAGGCCTTCCCACGGATCGGCATTGACCGCGTCGGGATCTTTGACGAAATCCGGACAGTCGAGACCGGCCGCGCGGCACCAGTTGCGGAACTGGCGGTAGTTGTCCTTGCCGGTCAGCTGCATGCCGGTGCGTCCGCGGTAGAGATAGCCGTCGCCATCCTTCTCCGGCGTATTGCCGAGATCGGTGCGAGTGTCGTAGCGCTGCTGCGCCGGCGTCGGGCCCCAGATCTCGCGATCATATCGAAAATCGCCGCTTTCGTGCATGAGCTGGGCGAAATACTGGGCGAGCCGGTGCGGCCGATCCATGCCGAAGCGGTCGCCGTACCTGTCCAGCGCCACAAGCACGGACGCGAGGTTGCTCTCGTTCACCTTGCCCTTTGCGGCAGCGCGAACGTGCTGAGCGGTGATGGCGCTCATTCAATTCTCCTGATTTTATTGGATGGGAGTGTGCCTGTTGCTTCAGCTCCAGGACGCAGCCGATACCCTCTTCCTCCCCGTAAGGACGAGCCGGTTAAGCCTGTTAGCTGAATGGTTGGAGGATCTGATCTGTGGTTTTCTTCTGTTAGGAGCCGCCTCATTTACGGCTGCCAGAGGCTCGTTGCTAACCGGCGGCGGGTCGACGAGCCTCGCCCAAATACTCCTGGTGGGTGCGTACAGCTGACCCGTGATCCTCGGCCGGATCGCGGGTCTTTTGTGTTTTGGGAAGCAAAAGCTCCTTCTCTTCTCATCCCTGAACATGAGTTCGAGGGCGACGGGAAGAGTTTCCCGAGCATGTTTCACCTAAATTCACTCGACCAGTATCGGAAACCGTGACCATATGGTTCAGCCGGAGCCGTCGTTCGGATCACGAAGAGGCGAACACAATGTCTTACGATTGGGACGGCAAGCGATCTTATCGGAAGAGCGTGATCAGGTTCCTCGCCGCGCTGGCGCTGCCAGCCATATTGCTCAGTTCAGCGATTGCTGTCGCCGAATGGGCGAGAGACCCAACCCCTACAACTGCGGCCACTCAAACACCGGCAACTCGGCCATGAACTCTTCGAGGCTCGGCTGCGGCCGCTCGCCGGCGAGGACCTTCACCAGCTCGGCCGTGGAATAGGTCCACACCGCCGATCGCCAGGCGAAGAGGGCCTCGCCCTCGGCCGCGAAGTGCGGGTTCGGATCGCCGCGATAGGTGATGGCGGTCTGGATGCCATCATATTGCCGCTCACGCGCCTTGGCATCGAGATGCGCCTGAATGGCGGCCGAGTATTGTGCCTGCAGCGCTGCGCGCGCCTCTGCCGCCTTCTGCTCGGCCGTGACGACCTTCGACAAATCAACTGTCCACATTGGCAGGCTCCTCTTCAGCAGGATCAGGGATCGACGGCGCCAGATCGGCCGGCAATGCAATCACCCCGTCGGGCGGGTCGGTGAGTGGCGAAGGAAATGCGACGGCCTGAGAGGGGCTCGGGCCGTGCGGCAGGATCAGCGTCAGGTGCAGTTCGCCGGCGATGCGCTCGACCGGGCCGGCGATCCAGTCGCAAGGGATTTCTCCGGCAGGGATGGCCGCGCCATCCGGCAATGCTGAAAAGTCAAAGGGCGCTCCATTGAAAGTGAGCGTGTCGCCAGCTTTCACGACTTCGAGCGCATCGTCACGACGCTGAGGAGAGAGGCTGACTTTCATTAGAACCACCTTCCGAAAGCTGACCATTCATAGGGAACATCGTTTGCGGTCGAGCCCGATACGCCCATCCTGACCGCGGCATTGGCACCGTTCTTGGAGTAGGCACCAAGCACCGTGAAGCCGCGAAAGGTCGGGAAGACTGATACAGAGTAGTTTGTATTCGAGAACGTCGCCGGGAAGCTGATCAGCGCGTTGCCGGTGACGGAGGCTCCAGAGGTAGAGCCAAAGTGGTTGTTGAGGTTGGTCGAAACGTTAATCGTGCCCGTTCCCCAACAGATCTGCGTGCCGTCCGCAAACCGCACGTACTCGCCGTTGGCGTTGCTGCCGCGCTCGATGATTGCGCCAGCCGGGAAACCTGCCGAGTTTGAGGCAGTGCCTACAACCGGAAGCTCCACGATCGTCCAGTCCGTCCAGCTCGTGCCGCCGTTGACGGTGTTCCTCCTGAAGACCTGGTTGTTGTCCCGGTAGAAATACTGAAAGACGGCGTTGGAGCTTCGCTGGAGCACAACCAGCGTTCCGGTCGTGGCTGTTGAGGCGGCGCCGGCGTAGGTGTTGGCCCAGTTTCCCGCAAGCGTATAAACCCCGGCAATGGTTATAGTGTTGAGATCGCCATCGACCAAGCCGACATCGCTGTTAGCAGGTGACCGAACGGAGCCGCCCCACACCGGCCCGAGCTTCAGAAGGGCGTCGAGCACGGTCGTCGACGAAAGCAGGTCGCGCCCCTTCGCCTTGATGTCCGCAACCGCGCCAGAGTTGGGGCCAGTGAAATAGACGAACTTGTCGGCGGCCGGCGAAAGGCTCGCCAGCGCGGCCAGCACCGCATTGTCGAGCCGTTGGATATAGGTCGAGAGCGCCTGGGCGTTGACGGTCTGCTGCTGCAGATAGGCAGTGTCGCGAACAATCCAGTAGCCCTGCCCGGCCGCCGTGGTGCCGCGCCAGGGCTTGGCGAGGGTGATCTGGGTGTTGCTGTCGACGGAGAGGATCGGCACCGGGTTGCCGTTGCTGCTGTCGAGACCGAAGAGCCCGCCGGCAATCAACGCCGTGGCCCAGGCGGTCCCGGAGCCGGTGACAACGGCACTGCCGGCGGTCACGGAAACCGTGCCCGTTACATAGGGTATCGTCATGTCAGGAGTTCCTAAGCTGGAATGCCGAGAATGTAGTAGCGGATGCCGAGCACGTCGTCGGCGCCTTCGGTGCGCCACGTGCCCGGATCATCATCATCGTTGTAATAGTCGCCTGGTCGTCCGCGATTAGTGACAAACGTTGCGCTTGTTTGGGTAAGGCGACAATGGGAGCTGTCCCCGCACTCGAAATTGCTGCTTGTCGAGTAGATCAACTGGCGAACGGATGGCAATTTGATCGACGCCTGCCAACTGCCGAAATTCTGATCCGAACCGGGCCCGTGTTTGGTCATGTACTTGACCATGGGGAACATGCCCGTAGCGTCAAAATTGACAATCGTCTCGACTGGACTCCCTGCCGAAACAGGAAAATACCCCTCTTTGATGATTTGCACACACGGCCAACGACTGTCGATCACGATGTCTGCCCAGGACGGCGGGTTAGCGGAACCGGGGCGCAGGAATTGAACCACATCCACGCCGCCCTCAGTGAACTGCCTAAATACCTTATTGCTGCCATTCGTCGGACTGTCGCCGGCGTCGAGATACAGCATGAACCGAGCGCGCATAGCGGAGGCCGCGTTAAAGTAAATACGCGTGCCGCTAAACCAGTACTCCGCTCCCGCGCCGTCTTCCATGTCAGGAGTCCACGGATAATAGATTGTGGATCCCGTGTAGAAATGAACGTCAAGCGCGATATTTGTCGTCAACGTTATACCGGTATCGTAGAACGACTCTCCTGCGGGAATTGCGATGTCCGCAGCAGCGATGACCTTGACGGGCACACGTCGACTGTCGAATGAGATTTGCCATTCGGTCGCAGTTTCCGCGTTGTACCCCGGCTTAGCGATAATCATCTTATCTGAACGAATGATGATATTCTTACTGCCGTTTGGCGCGAGCACGGGAGCTTCTAATGACGGGTCTTCATTGCCGGGGAGGTTCCACACGATCAACCGTTTATCGCTGGATTGAAAACGGTTGTAGGCGTCGTTTGTGTCTGAGTTGTTTATTCTCGTAACTGTTCCATACGGGAACGAACCCCAATTGCTGACAAGCCCTTCATAATCTTTGAACCAAGGGGCTTGACGCCAATTCCCCATGAACAAATAACCGCCTTGATCGTTATAATATTTCCCGCTGTACCGGCGCTGTATTTTCATTTGATTAAAGCGGCCGGTACTATTGCGGGTGGCCTTCACGTCAAAAAGCGGCATATTGTACTTCACATCTGGGAAAGCGCTGTTCTTAAACACCCATATCGCTTCATTGAATCCGCCCGCGTCACCGTAAGCAACAAGCTTTTGATAGTTGGAAGAGTTTGACCCGGCGGGAAAGTATTGGGTACCGCTTCCGCCGGGAATAGTGTTCACACGCTCAATGTGGGCAATCGAAGCGTTCAGCGCATACTTTGAGTTGTAGAGGAACTTCGAACGCTGACTGTCTGGCGTCGTGCGCGGATTGTCAGCGTCGCTCTTCATGATTTTGACGCAGCCGGCGCCGGTACTGTCGACGCCTATCATCGTGCGGACCATTAGCTAAAAATCTCGATCGTGCCGTTGTTGAGGTCGATTTTCATCTTGCCGTTCAGGGACTGAAGCAGACCGGAATTGACGGTTCCGATGTTGGCAATCGCGAGCTTCAACTCGCCGTTTTCGAAGACGAGCGGATAGTGGCGGCTGTTGCCGGAAGTGACGAGGAACTGATCTGCCTGCACCGCCATGCGCGACTTCTGGACGCCACCCTCGGTGTAGAGCTCGACATAGAAGCCGGACACCTTGAAGCTCTGGCTCGTGCCCGCCCGTAAGAGCACCGAGAAGCGGGCATCAACCCCGGTTGGCGCCGCGACCGCTTCGAACTTCACCAGCCCTTGCGCAAAGCGGCCGTTGAAATCGGCACTCACGCCATTGATGCTGGTTGCGTTCGCGCTATCGCCATCGGCGCGGGCCGTTTCCTCCTGGATCAGCCGGGCGAGATTGTCACCCACCTCCGCATCGAGGCTGGTGATCTGGGTAGAGAGTGCGCTGTCGGCATTAGCGCGCGCGGTAGCCTCCGTCTGGATGGCCGCCGCGTTATTACCGGTTTCCGCCGTGAGCTGCGTGATCTGGCTGCTGAGTGCGGAATCTGCCGTCGCCCTCACGGTCTCCTCAGTAATCAAACGCGCGTTCGTGCCACCGAGGCTCGCCTGGAGATACGTCAGCAGCTGCGCCGTCGCCTCGTTCTCGGAGACGCGCACCCGCCGCTCCTCGGTGATCTGCGCCAGCGCGTCACCTATGCTGGCAACGATCTGCTGTCGCTCGATCTGCCCGACGGCGCCTTCCAGCGAGAACGCATCCAGCAGCTCGACCAGTCGCGGCCGGAAGAACTCGTCCATCTCCTGCTGCAGTTCCTTGAAGCGGTTAAGCGCATCGTCTTGCAGCTGCTGCAGGCCAGTCAGCAGCGTCTGCAAGCCGGTCGGCTGCGCAGTCGTCTTCCAGGAAGTGAAGGTGCGCAGCCGGTCGGGGACGGTCGTGATCGTCGCCCGGGCATTATAGACTTTGCCGGAGACGACATTCTTCGTGGTGCGGAATAGGCCATCCTCAGGCGAGGTGCACTGATCCTCGAAAAGCTCGGTAGTGCCCTCGATCTGATAGGAGAAGCGCACCGCCGTGATCGTCGGATCGTCCGGCGGGGTCCAGGTGAAGACGAGCGCCGGCGTGTCATAGCCTTGCGCACCATTGATCATGCCGACGGCAACATTGAAGTTCTGCACCGTCGACAAGAGCGACGGGTTGATCGGCGGCGTCGGCGGGATGACGATGGGCCCGGGCTGGATACCGGCGTCGTCATAGATCGTGGCACTGGTCTCCGCGAGCACCAGCGTGATGCGCAGCCGGTCGTCGGCCCGCCACTCGCTGATCAGCCAGCTCTTGCCGCGCCAGGTGATCCACTCGCCCTCCTGCACCGCCAGGCCGAAGCGACGGCTGACAGGAACTGTCGCCTTGCCGCCCATGCGGTTCTGCCGATAGCGGATATTGAGCAGGTATTGCGCAATGTCCGGGTCGGTCACCTGCAGGAAATCGATGCTCGTCTGCCGGTTACGGCCGTCGGCGGCGATGTCCGCATTCACATAGACCGGCTTCAGGCTCTCCGGGTTCCACATCGATTCGATCGAGGTGAACTGGCCGGAAAGATGGTTGAAGCGTTCGAATGCCGATGGCCGGAACTGCACGTCCTTGGCCCGATCGATGGGAATATCGGCCGCGGTGAGGTCCTTGACCGGGATCTGCGGCGCGCCAGGAATGACGCCGGAAAGGCCGCGGCGGTTGAGCCCATAGCCGGCCATCGCGTCGTCGAACTGCTTCAGCACCTCGGTATGGTCATCGTCACCGCTGACGAAAAGCGAGCACTCATAGGTCTTCTTGCCGTTCGCCCGCAGCGTGTCGCAGACGTTCATCGCCACGAAATAGGTGGCGAGATCGATCTGCCCGAGGCTCTTCCCCTCGCCGATCAGCGTGCGGCCGGAGACCAGCGCGCGAAGGCCCAGCTGATAGTTGAGGCGGTGAACGGCCGGGTTCTTCGTGTGCGCCCAGGTCGACGGTGTATTGAGCCGCTGCGTCCCGGAGCCACCTGCAACCGTCGAGTCCTTGCGCGGATCATATTCGCGCAAGCCCCGCAGTACGAATTCAAGTTCCGGCCGCCCCTTCGAGCCGAAGAGCTTGTCGCTATAGATGCGCTCGACGACGACGTAGCAGATGCCGGCATTGACGCTCGTGCTCTTCCACTTGTTGCCAAGCGCTGCCGTGACGTCGACCAGCTTCTGATCGACCAGCTGGCCTGGCCTGCCATCGTAAAAGCGGATCGTCAGGACCGGGTCGCCAGAGCCGTTGACGAAGCCTTCGATATGATAGTTCGCGACCTCGTTGCCGATCACCGGCCGGGATACCAGCGCTTTCTTCTCGCCGTAAATGTAGACGTAGGGCTCCAGCCCGTCGCACCAGCCATTCGCGAGCACGAAGACCTCGGCATTCCATTTGTTGCCGCTGCCCCACTTGGCATAGAAAGTCCGCTGCCCCTTTGTCTTTCCGACGCCGTAGAGCGTGCTGACAGACACGTCGCCGCCGAACTGGATCTCGCCCTGAACGGCCGTGTATTTCCGCTTTTGCTGCTTCTGCTGGCCGAGCTTGCCGATCGCCAGCTTGGCACCGAAGGCAAGAGCGCCGCCGATGAGGCTGGCAGCAAGCGCAGAGCCGCCGAACAGCGCACCGGCGATCGCCGTCGCGATGGAAGTAAAAATTGCCATGTCAGCTTATCCGAGGTGAAAGGCGGCAATGACGTCGGCGAGGCCATGATCGCTCCGGCCGCGTTCGGTCTTGGTGACGAAGCGAGCACCGAGGCAGACGCCGACATGCTCGGCGCCGTCGGAAAGGCGCAGGATGACGAGATCGCCAAGCCTCGCCTCCGCCCCGCCCTTCGGCTCTTGGCCGAGCTCGGCCGAGAAGAAGCTCACCAGCGACTTATGCCCGCGCCGGCGCAGCGCCCGCTGAGCACCGGCGAGCGTGCGATAGGCGCCACGGTATTTGTCGGCCACGGCCGAGCCCGTCAGCGCGTCGATGAAGGCGCAGCCGAGCATGAAGCAATCGGCCGAGCCATAAACATAGGGTTTCGCAAGCTCACGCGTGAGCGTGGCTTCGACGATACGGAAGCGGTTCATGGGCTGCCTCTGAAGTAGCGGTATCGACGGCAGGAGGCGGACCCGCTTTGTCCCCCAAGCGTTCCGTAGCCGTTCTATACTCTATGATTTAGATCGACATCAGCGGGACACCTGTCCCCATTCCTCGGGGATGGTCGCATTCGTCGCCACGTGCTCCAGGCCCGTGTCGGTCAGATTATTGTCGAACTGCTGCTCGGCCTGCGAGCGCTTGACGCCGGTCGAGCCACGCGCCGATCGTCCGGGCGGCTGCAGGTCAATCATCATCGTCAGCGCCCGCTCGGCGCCCGAGACCGCGCCTTCGTTGTAACGGACCTGGTCGATCTCGTAGATGGTCGACACCAGCACCCCGACGACCGTGCTGGAATTCGGCGCACCGGCGAGCGAGGTGATGATGACCGGCGCGTTCTGGTAGTTGAACTCCTCGATCCTCGCGACCGCGTCCTCAGGATCGGTCACCGGTATATTGGAGAAGACGATGGTCCGCGTGGTGACGGCGACGCCGACGGCGCTCACCAGATCCCCCGGCTGCAGATGCCGGTTCGGCAGATACACCAAACCATTATAGGTGAACTTGCGACCACCGCGGTGGTAGCCGACCGTTTTGCCGGGCAGATCGAAGCGGATTATATCGAGGATCGCGAACTCGCCGCTCTCGACCAGGTCCTCGACCTCGGGAGATAGCACGCTCATGGGAGGAACAACTCCGTTGCGGTAAACTGGACGTTATAGTTCGGCCAGGTCTTCGGCAGGCTGAAGCTTCCCGCATCCATTTCCATGATGCAGGAAGGCTTCTCGAAATGGACAGTGCATGGCAGGGTAAAGACCTGCGTGTTGAGCGCGAAGCGGATCTTCAGCGTAACCACACCGGCAGCACTTGCAGTCGCGGCTTGCGTAATACGATGCAGCGATCGCACGAAGGTCGACTTACGGACCTCGACATAATCGCCGCGCCCCAGCTTAAACCCGGCCGGCAGCCCCGAAACGACGATCGTGTTGCCGTCGGTGATCGACTGCAGCACGGCGTCGCCATTGAAGGCTCCGCCGCCGGCCTTCACGCCGGACAGGGGATTGCTGCCCTGATAGGCGATCGGCCGTGGCCGGTGCGCATCGTAGCCGGCGATTACACCGCCGTCGTTCGCATCCATGTTGAAGGCGTCGAACAAGGCCGCCTCGGCCGTCGTCAGCTTCGACGCCGAATAGGACGCTATCCAGTAAGGCGTCCCGGAATAGGCCGTCTCGGTACGCCTGCCTTCCATGCGGTTCGTGTCGCGGATGCGCACAGGATCGAACGCGACCTGGCCGTAGACCACGCTCGGGAGCGAAATGAGAAACGCCATCAGAAATCTTCTCCGCCATTCTGGCGATAGTTTGCCCGAGCCTCCTCGTTGCTGCGGACAATGCGAACTGTCTGGTCGCCGGTCTGCTCGAGGATACTGGCCAACAAATCCTTGCTCAGTACGATCTCAACGACGGTACGGCCGCCGCCTCCCTCGCCCTCTGCCGACGTGCCGGACAGCTTGCTCGGCGCGATGATCCGGCCGTGGCTGGTCGGCGCAAAGAACTCGTCCTCGTACTCGTTGACCCGGTAGATGCGTCCGGGAGAAACATCGCCGCCGCCAGCGCGAGCGCCGCCATAGCCGAGGAAATCACCGAGCGTCGTGGTCGGCACGAAGTTGGAGGCGGAACCACCCCCGCCGCCGAAGATCTCGCTGAAGAGTGAACCGAAAAGCCCCTTCCCGTTCGTCTGGACATTGATGATCTCGGACAGCAGCGCCGCGATCGCCTCCTTCGCGTCGAAGCTGCCGTCGACGATGCGCATCAGCTGATCGTCGAGGACCTGCCCCATCCGCTCGGCCGCTTCTTCGCTCCGCTCATACTGCTCGGCCAGCGCCTCCTCCGCAGCGAGCTGGCGGTATTTCTCATCTATGAGCGCCGAGATCTGCTGGCCTTCCTTCGAGGTCGCCTCGACACCTGCCTCGCGAAGCGCGATGGTGCGCTCGCGCTCGATGTCGGTAAGGCCGATGATCGCCAGTTCCTCGCGCAACGACGCGATCACGTCGTCGATCGCCTTCTTTTCCTTTTCTGCCTCAGAGGCTTTCTTGGACCGGCTGCCGCCCTTCTTTTCATCGTCCGGCGGGGCGATTGGTTCCCACTTCGGGCCCTCCGGAGCAAGCTTCGGGGAGTTTCGCTCGCTCAGGATCTCGATGATCCTGTTCTCCTCTTCGTTCAGCCGATCCATATGGGCCTGAAGTTCAGCAATCGATTGATCGATCATTCCGCCGGCGCCAGTCTCTCCGAGCGCTATACGTTCCTGCGTCGCCTCTTGGATTTGCCGATGCGTGTCGTTCTTTTCCCCCATAATTGCGGTTTGCCGCGTCTGAAGGGTCCTAGTCTGCTGTCGCTCGAATTCATTGAAACTATCAATGAATTGGCCAAGGCTGCCCACAGCGGAAACGATGGCGGCCTTCAGATTAGTGCCAACAGTGGTCGCGATCGCATTGAATTGACGATCGATCTCTTCCGCTTGCTCGATCATCTGTTCGTCGAGCACGATCCCAAGATCGGTGGCAGCCGTGATCGTGTCACGGATACCGGCCTCGCCCGCCTCGATCAGCTGCACGAATTGTTCGCCGCCGGCACCGCCGAAGATCTCGTCCATGACGCGGATCTGAGCTGCCTTGTCGAGCTCGCCCAGGCGGCCGATGATCTCGGTGAAGAGCTCGGCCGGATCCTCGAGCTTCTGCTTCAGATCCTCGGCGGAATAGCCCAGCCGCTGGAAGGCCTCGGCCGCCGAACCGCCGCCGGTTACGATGAATTCGTCAGCGCGAAGGTTCAGCTCCTTGATCCCGTCGGTCAGCGCATCGACGCCAACGCGGTTCTGCTCGGCCACATACTTGAGCTCCTGGAAGCTCTTGACGTCCAGGCCGGCCCGCCTCGCCTCATCCCCTATGGACGCGATAGCGCCCGCTGCATCTCTGATGACTGCTACCGTCGAGGCGGAAACAATGCCGGTGATAAGGCCAGCCGCTCCACCAGCCAAGCTTTTGATCCGCCCAAATGAAGCCATTAGGTCGGTTGCCGTCGTTTTCCCGAGAGCCCGCACTCTGGCGAGGGCAGCTTCCAATCCTTTCGGATCGCCGGAAATCGTGACTGGGATATCGGGGCGGCTCATGGAATGCCTCGTTGCGGAGAAAAGAAAAATCGCTACGCTCCGCCGCAAACAGGGAGGGGCGCATGTTCAGGTTGTTCTTGATACTGTGTGTGTTTGCAGCGTCGGAAGCGAAGGCCACCGGCTGCAACGAAACGATGGTCAGCATCACCGACTGGTCGGCCGGACAAGCGGGTGAGGAGCACGTCGAAATCACATTGGACGTTCAGTCCCATGCCAAGAAGCAGATTCGCATGCTCAAGGCTGTAGCCTACTTCTACGACGCCCTGGATGTTCCGCTCGGCGCCATTCCCATTGGTCCCGATGCTACCATCCCGGCGGGCGGCACATACTATGAACACCTAACGTGGCCTGCGGGTGAACATTTAAAGCGGCTGCTCCACTTGCGGAAGCAGGACGTAAAGACCGCCACCTGCGTTAAGGCGGTCTTGTACGAGGATGGATCGAAGGAGAACTTCTAGACCTTCGAGCGTTTCACGCTGCTAATCCGGTCTGAGCAAGGACCCTCAAAGCACGCGTCGAGGCTGGGGCCGAACAAGCCTCCTCATACCGAGCACGCCCCCCGCGATTGTGCAAGGTCAGCCGGTCGAACACGTCAATGCCAAGCTCCTCGGCTACTCGGCGGTGTTCACTCCACAGAAAGAGGAAATAATCCTCCAGATCTTCTCGCGTCGGGAGCGGTTCCCCGCGCGCAGGCGTCGGCAAGGACGCGCCTGCAACGCTCAATGAAATGCCCAGAAGTGCGGCTCGTCGCGTAAGCAAATTTTCTGAGCCGTTGCGTTTTGCAACAGCCTCATCTAGATTCTCAATCATATCAATGAACTCTTGTTGATATCGGGAAGAAGGCGACGCTGGTTCTCAGGCCGTAGCGTCGCCTTTTTCTAATTCCTGATCGCGTTTCATGCGCTCGCGGACGGCTCGCACCACCTCCGCATTCCTCGATGTCAGGTTCTCTTTCGCCTTTTCTTCGAGGTACGCCGCAGCGTCGGCTGGCAGGCGGAGCGTCATTCTTACCTCTTCCATAACCTCTCCTATGCCACACCGTGTGGCATCACGATGTGTGGCATATGTGTGGCATATCGGTCAAGCCATACTTGTGTCATTGGTGTGTCATGGCTAGGGAAGACCTTCACTTTCGACTTCGCATCCCGGAGGACCTGAAAAACAAGATTCAGGCCGAAGCCGAACGCAATCATCGTTCCATGACTGCCGAGATCATCGACCGGCTTTCGGACAGCTTTACCAGACGGCTAAGCAAGAACGCCGCAGCCAGCTTGGTTGATGAAATTCGAAACATCGTGCTCGGCAGCCACATACATGAGCTGCTCAACGATGAAGTGGGTCAAGCCTTGATGGACTACACCGTGAAGAACGGATTGAGCGACCGAGGCGCTCTCACGAGGCTTCTGGAGCAGGCACTGAAAGCCAACGGATATCTGAAGGAAACCGAAGCTCCCTAGCCCCCGCCGCCGATGACCTTCGCATTAGGATTGGCCTTGAGTGACGGGCGAACACCATGTTCCGCTGCAATGCGCCGAACCTCCTCACGCGAAATGAACGGCCCGCCACGGACATTCCCGGAAAGCCCCTCCACGGTCATCTCGAATTCCGCAGCCGTCGCCCTCCAGAACATGTCCGGCGACCAGCCGAGCATCTTCGGGTTCGTGGCGATCCGGTACAGCGACTTGAGATGATCCTTGATCAGGAGGGGCTTACGGGCTTTCCCAGGACGGCGTCCCCCGCGATCTGCGACGCGGTCCGATCGTCCCGCCGAATTGCCCCGGCAGCAATGTGAGCCGACAGCGCCTTTTCGACCGCCTCTCGCCAGGCGAGCTGGTCGGCGGCCGAGATATTGCCGTCGTCGAGGATCCTCGCCGAAAGCGCCGAAATCTGATCCTCGTCATCCGCGACAATCAGGCAGCGGACGGCGCAGGCGACCGCCTTCGGCTCGAAGCCGAGGAGGCGGCCGTAGAGCTCGTCGAGCGTGCGAGCGCCGATCGCGTCGGAAAGACGAGCGAGGCCAGAGAAGGTGACGGCGATGCGGAAGTCGATCGCACCGATGCGAACCTCCGCCTCGCCGCGCAATGGGTTGGCAGGCAACATGGAACTCTCCGCTTAGACAGCCGGCACGAAGGTGAGAGCGCCGGTCATGGCGCAACGGATGTCGGCCTGCAGCTCGTTGGTCTTGTCGCCGGAGAAGGTCATCGAGACGAGCATGTCGCCTTCGAAGGTGCCGACGCCGGGCACCGTGACCTGATACTCCGTAATGACCTGGTTGACGGCGTCGGCGGTTACCGCCTTCATCGTGACGGTATCGACGAAGGCGCCCTGCCCGCTGAAACGGATGGACTGAATGCCGTACATCAGCGCCAGGGTGAGCTTGCTGCCGGGATCGGTGCAGCTCGGCTTGGTGATATCGATTTCCTCGTTGTTGATCTCGAGGGATCGCTGTTCGGTGATGCAGGCCAAAACGAAGGCGCCTGCACCGGTCGAGCGGGCAAGCGTAAGCTGACGGCCGAGAGCCATGGCAAAGTCCTCTTTGTGCTGGTGGGAGTGTGGCGCTACAGCGCAGCCTGTTCCGGATTGGCGGCGAGCGTCTTGTAGGCGATCTGGTAGTTGAGCGAACCGGCAAGCAGAGAAGTGCCGGTTTGCGGGTTGACGAAATACTGTTCCGATTGCAGCAGCGCCTCAATGGCAAGGCCGTCTAAGGTCATGTCCGACGCCATCGCCGCCTCGATCAGCACGCAAAGCCGGTCGAATTCCTCTTCCGGCCCATCGTCCCGCAGGTGCACGACGATCGAGAGCGGCAAGGACCGATCATAACCGTCCTCGCCGGCTGGCCCTGACGAGGGTCGGACCGTCAAAGTCTCCGATCTGTCGGCCCAGGTGACTGTCAACGCCGGCAGCTTTTCCTGCGGGATAGCACCCTTGCGGCCGCGCTTCACCTTGTCAGCTCCGGAGAACTCCGGAATGGCCGAGAGGCGCGCGATGACGGCCGCGAAGATCTGGCTGCGGAGATGCCCCATATCAGGCGACCGAGCGGCCGAGGTCGCGCAGCGCCTGGTTCACGACACCCGCGGAATAGCCGGCCTCGAGGATCTGAGCGCGCGCCTTGCCGCCATCGAGCAAGCGGCCGATGTCGGAGCGGATCGCAGAGCGGAGCCGCGACGGTAATTGCGGCCACGGCCGCTGCGTCATGCCGCCGGCGGTCTGGCGCGCGGCCTTCTTCTTGGCGCCCTCTTCCGCCGAGAACAGCGCCTGGCAGAGGTCCTCCATCGGATCGACCGCGGCGGCCGGCGCAGATTCCTGTTCCTGTGTCTTCATGGTCAGATGTCTCCGGCAAGCGAGATGCGGAGCATAGCCCGCGCATCGTCGTCGATGTTGATGACCTGGTAGGTGACGCCGCCGATCGCGACGCTATCACGCTGGCTGGCGAGACCGGGGACCGCAGAGGCGGACACGGCGAGCAAATGGGTGGTGCCTTCGACCGCCTGCTCCTGCTCCTCCGCCAGATCGGTTCCCCGCCACACTCGCAGGATGACCCGCACGGCGGGCCTCGCGACACCGTCCACCGTGAACACGGCGTCGGCATTGCCGAAGGCCTTGGCGAACTTCGGCCCCATCCGTTCGAACATGGCGGGACGCGGCGTCATTGCGGGGCCGTCAGTTTTTCGATCTCGGCCTGAAGCTTGGTGACTTCGGCGGCCAGCGTGGCATTGTCGGCCTCGAGCTGCTCGTTCTGCTTCAGCAGCGTGTTGCGATCGCCGATCGCGCTGTCGCGCTCCGCCGTCAGCCGGTCATTGTCGGCCGAAAGCCTGTCGTTGTCGGCTGAAAGCTTCTCGATCGCCTCGCGAAGCCTGTCGAGATCGACGGAAGGCACGGGTGCCGCGGACGTGGCGTCGGGACCGGCGGTAAAGGCGCCGAAATTCTTGCGGAAGTTTTCCGCCTCCTCGACCGTGAGGCCGCCGGTGCCGACCGGAACCGGCTCACCGGGCCTGTAGGTTTTCTTGCCGACCTTGACGGTCACATTGAATTGCTCGGTTTTCTTGCTCATCGGAGCGTCCTTTCAAGTCCTGATATCCGCCGGCGAGAAACCGGCGGACATGCGGACGAACACGGGGTTGGGGATTAGCGGACCAGCGCGAACAGGCTGGCGTCCGGCTCCGGAGCGATCGGAAGCGGAGCTGCCTGCGTCTGGACGATGGTTCGCGAGGGGTTCCTTTCCCGCCACATGTCGGGGAAGCGCTCCATCGGGAGAAGCGCATCGTTGTCGAGGATAGCGCCGTAAGCGAAGTGGCCCTGGAAGCCGAAGGGATCGAAGATCCCGACGCCCATGGACGGCCAGAAGTTATTGCGCACCCCGCCGATCGTATAGGGCTGCGAATACTGGATGAAGGTCAGCTCGCCGATGGTGCCTAGAACCGCGTAATACTTGTTCTCCGCTCCGGTGCTGACCGGCCCCAGCTGCATGATGCCGCCGTCCTGGCGCCGGTTGTCGAGCGCATCGAGGAAGCGCTGCGACTTCTTCAGGAAACCCGCAGCGCCTGGGCCGAGCAGCACCTCGCGGGCGGTGAAGCCGCTGGTATCAGAAAGCAGCTGCACCCACTCCTCGACATCGTCCATCGGGTCGACGCCTGCTTCGCCCCAGCGCGCTGCGCCGGCGAGTGCGATCGTCAGCGCGGCACTACGGCCGAAGTTGACGGTCTGCGTCGGATAGTCCTCGCCCTCGACGATCACCTGGCCGGTACGGATAACCTGCGAGCACATGAATTCCTCGCGGCGGGTGATCCGCTGGTCCTGGTCGTCGATGATCGTCGCCAGATTATAAGCGTAGCGCTGCGCCGGCGAATTGCGGCCGCCGATCGGCTCGCCCGGCATACGGATCATGTTGCCGCCGGGGCGAAGCGTATTCTGCGGCTTGACGTAGGCCGGCGTGAAGCTGGTCGCCTTGAAGCCGCGGTTGGCCGAGTCCTTACCCGGCACGTCCGGATGGACAAACGGCGCGAGCTCACGGTCGGGCAGGATCTTGTCGAAGACGATCTGTTCCATGTCGGAAAGGACCGTGGTCGAGAAATACCGATCGCGCAGGAAAGCTTCCGGCCGATCGCGGGGAGGCAGAACCGCAACGAGTTCTGCGGTGGAGAGAAGAAGTTCTTCCATGTGTGTGGTGTCCTTTCGGTCTCGGGCTTACTTCAGGACGCGCACGTAGAGGGGAGCGCCTGCCTTGCGGAAAGCGGCCTCGACGGTAGCGGCCGTGTGTCCGGCGCCCAGAATGAGTTTCGTCGAATCGAAGGCGCCGCTCGCGTAAGCCGCGGCAACGACGTCGCCGGCGGATGCATCGCAATCGGTCGCCAGCACCAGGGCGGGCGTCTGCGAGCCGTCAGCTGCTGCCGAAGCGGACAGGGTGTATTTGTCCGATGCGGTGATGTTGCCGAGGACAGCACCACGCTTGAGGTTCTGACCGCTGACGATGGTGATGTTGCGGGTGATGACCGGCACGTCGGAAACGAGCAAGTCGTTCGGGGCGAAGGTTGCTTCTCCCATGATCAGGAATCCTTCCGGTTACGGCCGTGGCGGGCCAGGATGGTGGAGCGGACGGTGGAGATCACCGCCTGTTTCTCGGTGGCCTTGCCGCCGCCCGGTGTGCCGGCGCCGAGAGTCGGGCTCTTTCCGGCCATCCGACCGGCGAGGCGCGAACCGCCGGCGGAAGCGGAGGAGAGAAGCGCACCCGCTTCCTTTGCCGAGTAGAACCTCGAACCGAAGGCAAGCTCGGCGGCGAGGCCGGGATTGCTCTCGGCCTTCGGATGCATGAGGATCGAGCGGATGCGACCCTGCTCGGCGCGGCGGACGGTGCTTGCCGACGTCTTGCCGTCGCCGGTCTCTTCTTCCTCGGTCTCGGCGCTGGTGTCCTCTTCCTCGGTCTCGCTCTCCGGATCGGAAGGGGTATCCTCGGCGGAGGTTTCCTCCTCTTCGGTTTCGATCACTTCCTCGTCTTCCGGCCGCTCGTCTTCCAGCCGGGAGCCCTTCTTGCCGCTAATGGCGGCGAGCACGCTCCGCGTGAGCGCGCTGCTACGCGTCAAGTTCGACATTCGTCGTCTCCAGTTGATGTTGGGGTTAGCCGGCTGTCCGGCTCAGTTCAGCTTCGAAGGCTTCGAGAACCTGCGAAGGGCGTGCAACCGCGTCGGCGAGGCCGGCATCAACCGCCTTCTGTCCGCGATAGACCCGCGCCTCAGTGGCGAGAGCGGATTGCTGTGTCAGCCGGCCGGCACGGTACCGCGCGACGGTGGCTGCGAATTCGACGCGGAGCTCTTCGAGCTCGGCAAGTTCCTGCTGAAGCACATCGTCGGGGATGGCCTCATAGGGATTGAAGTCGGCCTTGTGCTCGCCGGCCTTCAGGATCGTGACCTTGAGGCCTTCCTTCGCCAGCCAGGCGCTCATGTCGACATGCATCGAGATTACGCCGATCGAACCGCAGATACCGGTCTGCGGAATAACCAGCTGCCGACAAGGCGATGCCAACAGATAACCGGCCGAGCACGCATGATCCGTCAGGACCGCGATGGTGGGCTTCACCTGCGAAAGCTCGAAGATCTGCTCGGCGCAATCGAAGGCGCCGGTCACCTCACCGCCGTAACTGTCGACCTCGAACACGACGGCCTTGATGTCGTCGCGATCGATGCAATCCCGAACCTGCGCGCTGATCCCCTCATAGCTGGTCATGCCGCAGGACTTGCCGATCCACTTGCCCTTGTTCACGAGCGAGCCCTCGATCTCGATGAGCGCAATGCCGGACGCGACAAGGGCGGGCCCAGGGTAGATTCGCTCACCGTCCCAGTCGGTCGCGTTGCGCAGCTTCTCGCCAAGGAGCCCCATCTCCTCGCCGCCGGTGACATGCGCCGGAACGTCCGGGCTGCCGAGCACGCGCGGGCCGAAAGCCCGCGCAATGATGTCGCCCTTCGACGGATGCAGCATCAGCGGCGTGCCGAACATCCGACTGGCGATTTCGGGATAGTTCCTCATGCCGTTTTCCTTCTGGCAATCCTCGGGATGCCGGCCGGATGCCGACGCGCAGAAGTCCGGCCGTTGACCTCTTCCTCGGTTTCGTCGCCCGGCTCGGCTGGCGGAGCGGCGCTCGCCTGCGATCTGGCTTCGGGTTTGCCCGGGTCGGGATCGAGCCCGAGCCGCTCGTAGAACGCCCGTTCCCGGGCGCGCTGCTGCGCATCCATTTTCCAGTCCCGCCCCTGCTCGGCCGCTTCCTGCTGGAGCGTGGTGAGATTGCCGGCGAGCCGCTCGCTGGCGGCCTGCGCCTCGCGCAGCGGGTCAATCCAGCCTCGGCCGGGACCGATCCAGTCCGCATGGCACCATGCTGCCGGGTTCAGCTCGAAAGGAACGGCGCCCGCCGGGAGCTCGATCAGGCCCTTGTCGAACACCTCCTCGAGCCATGCCCGATAGATCGGTGCCATAAACTGCGAGGCGAAGCCGCCCTTCTTGGCGGTGAAGCCGCGCCAGATCTCGAGGAGTGCTGCGCGTGCCGACGAATAGTTCACCTGGCTCCAGTCCATGGTGAGCTGCTCGTAGGTGACGCCGATCGCACTCGCGACCTTGCGCAACGCCGCATTGACGAAGGCCTCGAAGTTGGAATTCGGGTGCTCCGGCTTGGTCAGCGTCGCCTTCTCGCCGGGCTGCAGCGTGTTGATGCGCACGCCGGGCAAGTCGATCGGTGCGGCGCCGTAATAGGCCTTCTGAGCGGCCGACATTTCGCCGAAGAGCTTGGCGATACCGTCGTTGCCGTAATCCGCGCCCATCGCTTCGAGCATCTCTTCCGGATCGAAGGGCGTTTCGATGAAGGCAGCCATCACAGCGTTCAGCATCGCCGCCTGGCTTTCATAGTCCTCGTAGTCGGTCGACTGCTTGATCGACCGCATGACCGGAGCCCAGTCGGAAACGCCGCGCGTCATGCCGGCGCGCTTCTGCTCGTAGGCGTGAACGACGATCGGGCGCCCCCATTCGGTCTCCCGCTCGACATACTCCCAGTGCCACAGGCCGGTATTGCCGGCGAACAATTCGCCGGGATGCGACTTGCGGAAGTGATAGCCGATCGGTGCGCCGTAACCGTCGATGGCGACACCGTCGCGCAGGAACTCTTCGTCCATGCGGCCATTCGGATTGGAGCACCGGGCCGGATCGATGACATGAATTGCCGTCTGGAACAGCGGCGCATTGTCCTGCCAGACGATGACACCGAAGGCCTCGCCCTCCGGGCCGAACCGCTGACGCGCAGCAAGGCCGAGAACGCCAGCCATGGTCTTCGTCCGCTCGGCGTCGCACCATTTGTCGACGTCCTGCGTATAATCGCGCCACAGGGCCTCGATCTTGTCGGCTATCTCCTCCGCCCGCTCAAACGTCATGTTGAGCGAGACGTGGTTCGGCCGCGCCGCGAGCGTCCAACCCGAGCCGATGATGTTGTCGACGAGGCGCGAGGTGCCAGCGGCGCCCCAGCCGTCGTTGCGCGCCACGTCGTTCAGCCGGTCGACCAGCTCGGAGCGCGACCAGGTCAGCGCCGACTGACCGGACCAGGTGCCCGGCCGCCATTTGGCGAAGGACGGGTGATCGTAGGATGCACCCTGGTAGGCCGAGGACGCCATCAGCCGGTTTTTCGCGACCTGCACGCGGGCAGCCGCACGTACTGCCGGCGAAAGCGGCTTCGCATCGGGGCCGAGGATCGTGACTTCGCCGCTCATCCGAAGATCACTCCACGGCTGCGCGCCCGGGCGAAGCGGCGAAGGCCGAGTTTCGCCTCGAGGTCGCGGACGTACTGACGCAGCGCGCCGATGTTGGCCGCGGCATAGGTGACGCTTTCGCCGTTATAGCTGAGCGAGATCTCGGCGCGGCCAAGCTCCATCTGGTGCAAGGCCTCACGTGCGTCGTCGAGCCGTGCCAGAAGCACGGCGCGTTCCTGTTCGGTCAGTGCCATATGGATGTTCCTAGCGGTTTCGCTGCGCTGCCCGGGCGGCGCGCGCGAGGGCGGCGGCGACGAGCGGCGATTGCTGTTCTGCCGCGGCGCTCTGGCCAGCGGCAGGTTCGGTCTTGACGGCGATCTGGTTCAGATGATCCTCGAGATCGCCCTGTTGCGGCACTTCGAGGCGGCCGAGGCGATCGGCGATCGCGTCCCACTCCTCATCGGTCCAGTAGGGCACGCCCCAGCGATAGGCACCGGCCAGGCTCTGATTGAGCATGTCGATGATTTCGTTGCGCTTGCCCTCGGCGAGCTTCCAGACGTAGCGGGTGTGACCGCTCCGGGTCTTCTCCGGTACACGGGCTTCCGATGTCGCCTGCTGGTAGAAGTCGTCGCCGAAGCCGCGGGCGAAACGGATGTAGCCCGCCTGCTCCGGATCGTCCTTCTTGTAGTCCCGATAGAGCCGGATCTTGAAGGCGGAGGCGTTGAAGGTGAAGAAGCGGGAGGACCACTTCTGCTTCTTCGGCTTGCCCTTCCGGTCATACTCTTTCGTCTGCACGATCGGCGGCGCGGCTTCCGTATTGCCGCCGCGCACCATGATCACGCGCGACTTCGGATGCTTGCGAACCCAGTTCCAGACATCGTCGGTGTAGGCGTTGCCGTCGATCGCGACACGATCGGCGGTGCGCTTGCGGCCGGCATCGTCGAGCCATTCGCGCTGCAGCAGTCGATCGAGGGCGGCGCGCACCTCCGGCTCGGAGATGTGACCGGAATGCTCCTTGGCATCGGCCAGGTGGCTGCCGGCACGATGGTCGATGACGCCGTGGTCGATCACGGCCCGGTACCGATTCCGGCCGTAGCCGACCAGCAGCCACTCGACGCGATCGCCCTGCACGTCCATGCCGAGCACAAGCGCCAGGGCCTCGGCCGGGATGACACCGCGCTGGAAACCGTGATCCTCGGCGCGATCGCGGAGAACCTCCCAGTCGATGGCCTTGTTGTCCGCCTCGAAGGCGAGCCCGAGCCAGTCGTTCCAGAACGTCTGCTCGGCGCCGGACCCTTTTTCCCGGCTCTCCGGGCCGCCGGCCTGGACTGTCAGCCACTCTCGCGCCAGGTTCTCCCAGCGCTCGAAGGGCGAATAGGCCATCCAGATGCGGAAGGAACGATGCCGGCGGCCGCGTTCCGGATATTTGGCAACCCACTTCGCGCCGTTTTCCGGCTTCACCATCCATTCGCGATGGTGCTCGTGGATCTCGCAGCCGCAATGGATGCAGACGAAATGCGCCTGCTCGGGGTGCTCGGGATCGATGTGATCCCGCATGTTCTCCCAGCGCAGCTCCTGCAGTTCGTGGCAGTGCGGGCACGGAACGTGATAGGTCTCCTGCGTCCCTTCCTGATAGTTCGATGTGATCTTGCAGCCGGGCGAAACCATCGGCGTCGAGATCTTGAAGATCTTGCCGTTGAAGAACGCCTTGCTGCGGCTGTCCGCCTGAACTTCCGGATCACCGGCCTCATTCATCTGCCACTTGGCAAGGTCGTCCTGGACCTGCTTTCGCGGCGAGATCATCGACAGGCCTGCCGGCGAGTTGGCGCCGGCCGCCTGGATGGCGCCGCGGCCGTCGATGCGTTCCTTGTAGAGCACCGAGTTGCTCGCATCGCGGCTGTTCTGCGAGAACAGCTTGGCGATCCCGGGCATCTCGCGCACCAGCGGCATCAGCTTGGTCTTCGACCAGCGCGCGGCGTTCTCCTCCGTCGGGTGGACATAGAGGAAATCGCCGGGCGCCATGTCGAGAGAGCCGAGCGTGAAGATGTTGGCGCAGATGGTGCCGCCGATCTGCGCGGACTTCGCCAGACTGACGATGTTGCACGGATCTTCGGGCGACAACGCCCGCAGGATCTCCGAGAAGAACGGCACCAGGTCTTCGTTGTACGGCCCCGGATGGTCCGTGATGCGCTCGGAAAACACGATGTTCCGCTTCGCCCAGTCGAGATAATCGACTGCCGGCGGCGGCTCGCAGATCTCGGCAAGCACGCTGAGGGCGAGCCGCTCGGGATTGAACAGCACGGTCACTGCTCGTCCTCAACATGCTCGTCCAACTCGGCCGCTGCGTCGGCGAAGTCGCGCGCCTTCTTGGCCCGATGGTCCCGGAAGGCCTTCAGCAGCACATGGGTCGCATCATGGGTCGACACCGAGAACTGCGCGGCGATCGCCTTCGCCATCTCGGGGATGGCTTGCTCCATGACCTTGAACGCCTCGGCCACGGCCTTGACCATCTCTCGCCGGGCGTCGTCGGTCAGCATGTACCGGCCGAGCTCGAGAGCTTCCTCGCGCTCCATGCGCGCGGTGGTGATCTTTTGCTGTTTCAGCTTCTCGGCCGCGACCTCGTCAATGAACGGGTCGCCGATGACCGTCGGCTTCACAGGCGCCTTCGGCTTCTCCGGCACATCGAACGACAGCTCGGAAGCTACTGGTGCCGGCGCCGATCGCGTCGCCGCGCCGTTCGCTCCGAACCGCTGCGCCGGATCGAGGGTCTTGCGCAGCTGCTCGACCGCAACAGATGCACGGATCTTCGCATTCCGCCCCTCGCCTTCGAGCGCTTCACCGAAGATCTTCCGCTCGGCGATGTACTGCGAGATGCGCCCGGCACTGACGCCGACATGAGCCGCAAACGCGCTCTTCGTCATGATGTCAGCTGCAAGGCTCATCTTTAGAAACGCTCGTTCTTTAGCCCGGCTCTTTAGTTTAGGCTCTGACTTTAGGCTTCAAAAAATCGCTCAGACTGGACAACCTCCGCCGTGCCAAATACCCGCAGGCGGGCGGATGCCAGGAAGGACCCGCGAACCGTCGGAGCGGCTATCGGGCCGTCCGAACCGCCCGCTGGAAGGCGACGGCGAAATGATCGTGAACATTGGCGACCACGTACCGCTCGACGACCTCGCGAAGGCGAAGACGGATGCGATACGAGACCTGAGGTACGAACAGGATCACCGGATGGATGGCGTTCGTTGCCGGATCACGCCGGTAAACGCCCGGGTAGAGGTGCGAAGGCTGCTTCGGCACGAAGAACCGCGCGTTCTTGTAGTTCTTGTTCCGCTTGAGCGACGATGATGTGCGGGTACGGGTCGCACCAGCGCCACGATAGTCGATCTGCAGGTCGGCCATGACGCGGTTCAGAAACCCTTGCGTCATGTTGCCGTAGCGATCGAGCGGCGCCCGCTTTGCCGGCACGGCCACCAGGTTCCGCTGCATCAACCCACGATCGACTAGCTGCCGCTCGAAGGCCTTATGGGTGCGCATGCCACCTTCGATCTGCGGACCCAGGAATGCCGTCGCAGGCAAGCCGCCCTTCGTCCGGTCGCCGGTGACAACAACTGCTGCCCGCAGGTTCTGCCGCGATGCGCGGTCATATACGACGCCTCGCTTTGCGTAAGGTGTTGGCCGGTCGAAGACCCGATCCATCTCTCGCTGGACTTCGAGGCGACCACCCTTGGCCGTCTCGTTCAGCGTGAGCATGATGGCATAGGGCAGCTGCTTCCGCTCGATATCAGTCAAGGATCGATTGAACTGCTGGAGATCGACTTTGATCTGAGCGTCGAACATCAGAAGCTCCGAAGAAGCCTGCCCATAACCCTTAAACGAACAAGGCGACCTCTCGGCCGCCTGTCATCTGGTCATAGCTTTCGCACTTGCCCTGAATCGATGCCTCGGCTTCGAGGCTATTAGGGCTGGGGCTGACCGGTGTACCGACCTCGGGATTGCTCCCCGCACTCTCGTGCGTTCTCAGAGGCTCACTGCAGGATCATCAGCTCATCCAATGACGAAAGGACTGTCACAACTTTTTCAGCAAAGCAAGAGGCATGGTGGCCGGTACTTCACTGCCCATGAGGCTAATGGACACAACCACGTCGCCACGGCCGTTCCTGTTTGGCGTGATGACGGTCGCCTTCCAATCGGAGAAGGGTCCTGCGGTTATCGAGACCGCTTCTCCCGCCCTTAGTGACAGGGCGACGGTACGCTCCCAATCATAGGTACCGCCACGAGCGAAAGCGTTAAATCTGTTGATCTCAGCGTCGCTGACACGCATCGGCCGTTCGCATCCGCCGAGCACATCAATCGCATGCTCAACGCCCTGCAAGCCCGCCAGATACTCCGCGCTGGCGATCATCTGAACGAGCACATAACCGTGGATGACAGGCATCATCGCACCCTCGATCACACGTCCACGGCGGCGATGATCCGGCCCTTTTCGCATCGGCACCAGCGATCTGATACCCATCGCGTCAAGCGTCTTTTCCACATCCTTCTCACGGCCTGTCCAGACACGGAGAGCAAACCAGGGCGCTTTTCCGCCGTTGATTCGGCAATTCGTCGTGACCAGTGCGCCCTCGTCGAGCAGGCCGTCAGTGATTCGCCGCATCCGATCGGCGAAGCGATCATGGCCATGCAGCGCGATCGGGCTTCCGGTAAACGTGCTACGCTGCATGATCATCGCCCTTGCTCCTGTTTGCGAGATAGTCGGAAATCTGGTCTCGGAAGCGCTCGACGGCCTCGGCAACGAGGAGGTCGGGATCGCCATCGCCTTCGATCGGCGGGAAGTAGACCCAATCAGGCAGCCGGCCTTCCGGGAATGGCCAGCCGCGGCGCTGGTGCTCCCGCCTCCACACGGCGAGCTGCTCGCTGTCGCGGTGCACCTGCTGGAAGCTCTGTGCCACTTCCTCAAGCGCCAGAGGGCAGAGCCATCCCTGCCGTTCCCGCGCCCGTTCGTGCATCGTGTTGACCGCAGGCCAGCCGCAACGCATGCGTTGTTCTGCCCGCACCTCGTCGAGCGTCGTCTTCCCCTGCCTGATGAGGGACAGCTGGAACTGCGTCGGTGGCGCGATGATGCCCGTAGGGGCCATCAGAAGCTCGGAGATCCGCGCCGCCGACCACAGTTTGCCGAACGGCGCGGCCATCGCGTTGACCGGCTTGGCGGCCTCATCCTGCGCCGGAACATCCTTCCAGAGCTTTTCCTCGAAATACGTGGATGGTGCCGGCGTGTAGGATTTCTTCTGCGCCCTCAGCAGCTGCAGCCAACGGGGGAAGCGCTCGGCCGCTTCCCGGCGCTCGTCAGCCGTCAGTGCGTGCCAAGCACGTCGAGCCGGCTCTTTCGGCATTCCGTCGAATTGGGGCCAGTTCTTCACCAACGCCCAGAAGGCGGCATCGATCTTTCGCGGATCTTCCGGCTCCTGCCCATCTTCCGAAGCGTCGCGCCCGCCCTCTCTCAGATTCTGATATTCAGTATTTGCTGAATCTGAGTTATTACTATGTGCCGATTTTACCGGCGACGGTGATGCCGTCGCCGGTAAATCCGTCTGCGGCAGAATTGTAACACCCGCCGTTTCGCGGCTGGCAATGGAGCGCGGCTCATCGAAGATGACGAGCACGGAGGAGCCAAATTTGCCGTCCTCGCGCTGCTGTTCTCGCTCAGCATAGCCAACCTCAACCAGCTCCGCGATCATTTTTCGGGCCTTGTCGCGCCCGCAATTTCCCCGTTTGATGATGTCGCCGATCACCACGGTCCAATTGTCCGGCTTGGAAAGCAGGTAGCTGAGAAGCCACCGCGCCTCCATTGAGAGCCGGTCATCTTCAAATACGTGGTTAGGTATCGCGGCATAGCGCGCGTTTCGCACCCCACGGCGGATCGTGGCTTCCTGGCTCATTTTCCCTCTTCCGCGCCACCGCGCGCAATGACCTGAATTCCGATGCGGGCGTATTCCCGCGACATGCGAATTGTGTTCGGCGCAAGCCCGTCCCGGCCGCGCGTGGCGGAAAGCGCTGCGATCTCGGCTGTGAAGTAGGCTATGCCTTCGTGAAAACCGGCCGCAGAGAGCAGCCGGTGGATGGTCACCTGGTCGCGAATGATAACCGCGAGCGGCACTTCGAGCAGCCATCGCGCCCGCGCCTTATGGTCCGGCGCATCGGCGAGTTCCTCGATGATGGGGAGGATGTCACTCATCCGTACCCCCATCGAACAAACCTACTTGGCGAGCCTGCGGCTTAGGCCGCTGTTCGACGAACATGTCTGGCTGTGCGTAGGCTTTGCGGATGCGCTCGCAGGCTATGGCAAAGTAGGATTCCTCGCGCTCGATCCCGATGAACCGGCGGGCCGACTTGACGCACGCGACCCCGGTCGTTCCGCTCCCCATAAACGGGTCAAGAATGGTCTCAGAGTCGGGGATATGCGTGAGGCACCATTCCATGACCCCGAGCGGCTTTTGCATCGGGTGGAAGCGCTCCTCTTGGCCCTTACGGATCATGCCGTTCCAGCGCCAATTGATGCGCCTTACAGCCTTGCGCAGGTTGGTCCATGCCAGTTCGCAGTCGGCGAAGTCATTCTCACCGTTTTCCTTGTCCCAGACCAACCAGCAAGAGGTCGGGCCAAGAGAGAAATAGTTTCCGCCGAAAATGATCTGATGCTTGCTGATCGACCGCATCAGGTCGATGCACTCGGGCGGCGGCGGCTCCTTATCCCAGTCAAATTCGCCGTAGTCCTTCGGGGCGGCGAGCTTGCCGCGCGAGGCTACCTTTTTCGAGTTCTCATTGATTCCATAAGGCGGATCAGTCACGACCGCATGGACAGGCTCAAGCGCCCGCATTACGTCAATGCAATCACCGAGATAAAGCTCACACTGTCCAATCACCTCGACGCGCTTTGCCGCCGGGCAGCGTTCCTGCAGAAGCTTGGCGCGCTGCGAGGCAATCCAGACGTTATAGCTTTCGAAGCTATCTTTCCGCGGATCATAATCGTCCGTCATTCCACCGCCCCCTCGCGCTCAGCACAGGCCTCAAATCCCCATGCCGTCCAGCCTGAGCGCGGGATGCGGCAGAACATCTCCAGCCGAGGCATGGCCGGATAGAGCCGCTCGATCTGCTCGGCGAAGTAATCGGGCTTGGCGCTATGCCTGCCCTTCCGCTCGCGATAGACCGTCTCCGGCTGCGAGCCGGGAAGCGGCGAGACCGGGTCGCCGCGCCTGCCGATCAGCAACAGCTCGTGCCTGTCGCGGCCCCAATAGCCGGTTCCGGCAACTTCCTTGTCCCAGACCCAGTGGTGCACATAGGTGAAGCCCCATGCCGCCATCACGCGGAAAGCGTCGAGCAGCATCGGGTTCGTCGCCCAAAGAAAGAGGACGGAGTCGGACTTGGCCGGCGCGCCGATCTCGTCGAAGAGCGCGCAGATCGCATCGGTCGGCATGGTCGGATAGTGGTTCTCGGCGCTCTTCTCGCGCCCGGTCACTTCCGAGCGTACTCCGAACTGCCACGGCGGATCGGCATAGATGACCGGGAACTTCTGACTGACCTTGCCAGCCGTTGCCGAGCCGGCGTCGGCGACATGGGCCATGTGCGTCAGCCGCACGGCATGGCGAATTTCCTGTCGCTTCTGCCGGATTTCCTTAGCGCGCTGGATAATCTGCTTTTCCTCTAGCCGCAGCGCTTCTTCCTGCGCTTCGCGCTCTAGATGGCTAAGCGCCTCGCCGGCATGAACCGAGATCCGGCCATCACGAATGGCATCGGACAATGCTTCGACGCCGTGGTCTCGGACCCGCTTTGCCGCCTTCACAGCGCGCTCGGAGATCGAGAGCCGGCGCCCGGCCTCGCGGGCGTGCAAATTTGCATCCCCGGCGGTATTCTGATTGATGCCACGCTCCCAATCGACAATCCGCGCCGCTACCATGGCACGCTGGCTTTCCGTCAGGTGCCGGCGATGCAGGTTGAGCGAGAGAACGAAGCCAAGCGGGTCCTTGCCCTCATATTCCTTCGTCCAGGCGTCGATACCGATGAGATGGCACGCCGCCTCGCGGTTACGCCCGTCGAGGATCTTGCCGTCGAGCAGCCACACCGGCTCTTGCTGGCCGTTCGCCTCGATGTCGTTCGCGAGCCGCTGCAGCTCGTCGTCGGGCAGCATGGGGAAAAGGGCGGCAAGCGGATGATAAGGCAGCCGCGTCAACGGCGGCAGGTCCGCCGTCGGCGAAGCCTCGATATCGGACGGCGCAGGAAGGCGATCGGCGCCCGTTTCCGGCGCGCCAGGTCCGCCCTCGCCTTCCTGCCCGATTGCCGGCGGCGTCACGCCGGCCAGCTCGCAAAGCTTCGCCGTCGGATACCAGACCGCACCATCTTTCTTGTTGCGACCAATCAGCCCGCGGCCGTTCAGGCTGCGACATGCGACGACATCGGATTGTTTCTCCGCACGATAGACGCCCGTTTGCAACACAGCATCGACGATCTGCTGCGCTCTTGGCCCAAGCTTCGGAAGCTGCACGCTCACGGCCTTCCTCCTTCCGATTGTTCGATGATCTTGCAGACCTCGTCCTCGTCGATGCCGACTTCGGTGGCGATCGAGTGCGTGTCCCGGTTTTCGTGGAGCCAGAGCGTCAGAACGCGCTCGACAAGGACCTGGCGGGGAAGCGTCGTCATTCCACCCTCGCCAGCCGGTCGAGATAGGCCGCGCCCCTCTCCGTCAGCCGCACGTCATCACGACTTTGCCCAACCCACGCGACGAAGCCGGCAGCGAGCGCCTCGACCACCGCCTCGCGATCGGCATTGCGGATGAGCGTGTATGCGTCGCCGCCGCGCACCCGCCGCAGGAAGGCGATGCACCGCGGCCCGATCGGCCCGCCGGCGGTCCAGCACGTGGTGAGAGTGGTACGCTCCATCAGTGCGCCCCCTTGCGTGCGGTATCGCCGAACCCGTTTTCCCGCATAGATATGAGCGCCGCGCGCAGGCCGTGTACCGTCGCCTCGTCGTCCAGCCCGGCCGTGATGGCGGCAGCAGCGCAGGCAACCGTGACGACGCTGACGGCGGCTTCCGGGTCGTCCGGCAGCAGCGCGCAGATCGCCGTTACAGTCTTGGTTGAGTTCTTGGGTTTGCCATCCATCAGCGGGCACCCGCCATCATCATGGCATCGAGGCGGGCCAGATATTGTTGAGCCGCAACGATGCGGTTGCGGATAGCCTGGCGTTCCGCAGCGTCGATGTGGTCGTCATCTTCGAGCGCCGCGGCGACGGCACGTACGACATCGTCGAGAACGCCATCGAGGCGCAGGACTGCGCTCGCGGTGACCGCTCCGAAGCTGGAAACGTGTTCGTCCTTCACTATCCGCGACATGGCGGTGAGCAGGAACGGGTGATCGCATCGCCGATCTAGCTCGACGGCAAGATCCAGACGAATGAAGCTGTCGCGCCATTCCTCGCCCGTCGATGCATATTTCGTCAGCGTCGAGGAAGCGACACCGAGCGCTTCTGCCGCCCGGCTCACTCCGCCGAGCGCCTCGTAAGCCGCCGCCGTGGCGGCCTTGATGATGGATGCATGTTCTTCAGAAATGGCACGCACGAATACACCCCTGAGTTTGGTCAAGGAAAAAATCAGCAGAAAGGATTCCGTGAAGGCCGCGCTTTGGCGGCGTAGGTTCAGCCCATCAAATCAAGGAGGGCCGCATGGATAGGCAGACGGAAAAACAGAGACAGGGACGCGCCGACGCTGGGCGCGTCCCTGCCAGGTGGCAAGGTCGCCAGTTGGGAGGAGGAGACCGGTGCCTTGCTCGGGGAACATCATTCGGCCGCCTCCCGAAGGATGGGACGCGGCACGCCAGAAGGCCATTCGGCTCCTTCCGGCCAGTTTTCAGACAACCAGAGCATGGCGCGTTCAAAAGTACCCGTTGCCAAGTCGCCACCAGTCGCGATGTCATCAAGCTTCGACCCTCGATTCAGGACCAAGGTAGAAACCCGCTTACGACCGATCCCGCGCGCTTCGGCAAAGGTGTCCGCCACCGTGATGATTTGCTGTCTCAAGTTCATGCGGACATGAATGCGGCTAAATAACCGCATTTGTCAAGCCTGAAAGACCGCATTCACAAACAAACGCTGCGGACGATAATCCGCGCATGAGCAAGACAGTGATTGAGAAACTCAAAGAGATCATCGAGCAGAAGGGCATGACGTACGAGAGTGCGGCGCGCGCCGCAGGACTCGAACGAAGCTATTTCCGCAAGCTATTTGAACGAGGAGGCGCATCGCCCCGCGGCGAAACGCTTCAGAAGATTGCAAAGGGACTGGATGTATCCATAACGACCTTGCTCTCGACGACCAACAAGCGCCCGGTCGTGTCCTCCTACGATCCTGATACTCCGAGTGGGGAGGACCTGGAACAGCTGATGACGATTGGCTCGGAGACCGGCGTGCGGGGAATACCTACCGACGCTTCAGCGCAAATTGACATCACCGGCGGCATGGGTGGGGAGGACTAAGCATTGTGTCGGAGGGTGTCCCTGGTCGCCACGGGATGACGTTTGCCGCCGAGCATGTGCGCGACTACTGGCGCCTTCCACCTCCAATACTTTCCGCGCTTGGTTTATCTGCGCACGACGTAGCAGTCTTCCCCGTCCAAGGCGATTCGATGCAGCCGACTCTGGATGAGGGCGACGTGGTATTCATCGATACGCGTCACCGCTGGCCCTCGCCGCCCGGTCTGTATGCGGTTCTCGACGAGATTGGTGGCGTGGTTGTAAACGCATAGAGGTCTCTAGCGCTCCGGGCGCGGAAATGCAGACCGTATCTGTGATTTCAGACAATCCTCGACATGCGAAGAAAGAATGGCCGGCCGAGGAACTTTTTATCGTCGGCCGCGTGCTCCGTAAGTTCGGTACCGTTAGATAAAAGCTGGGCGAGTGCGCCGCTGAGAAACCCGCAAGTGCGGGTTTTTTTGTGTTCTGATTCGCGATGCTGCCGCAGCCGAACACATCAGGTTCAGCGTCGTGCGGTCATTTAGCCGCATTGAGTGGTTGACAGCGGATATTTAGCCGCATTATTGTCCGCATCGTCCTCCTAGTGAGGGCGGGGCGGAAAGCAGGCCTTGAGTCTCCGCGCCCGCCGGGAGGTCATCTTCCTCGAACCCGGAGACCAACATGCAACCGAACGGCGGAATTCACACCAGAAACACGATCAAAAGCATGGCCGAAGCGATGCGCTCGATCGGCGAGGGCTGCACGGATGAAGACCTGATCAGAAAGGGCTTCACCGATCGCCAGATCGCGCTCTTCGGCCGCAAGGCCACCGAACTCGCCACCGTCATGGCCCAGGCGGCGTAGCGCCATGACGAAGAGGGCGCGTCGCCGTGTACTCCTGCCCCTGTGGTTCATGTGCGGCGCGCTCGCCTCAGCCGCCTTCATTTTTCCCCCTCACCTGATCCTGCTCTGGAGCCTCTGGCCATGACTGAGCATTTCATTGGACATAACAAGGCGCGGCTCGAAGCAAGTCCCAATCGCTTCTTCCTCGCCTGCGCCATCCTCGCGCTCTCGATCGCATTCCTGATGTCCGCCGCGCTGGCAGGCAGCACGGCCCTCCGCAAGGAATGGCAGTTCGCATCGGATGCGAAGGTATGATGCCGCACTCGCCCCCCACCCTGTCGGCCACGATGCCGCGACGCGCCACCAGCGCGCCAGCGCCGTGCCGGTCGCCGCCCTTCGCGGCCGTGATCTCACCGTCGCCGAGCGCTCAGCGCTGCTCGACTGCTACGCCACGCCCGATCGCACCTTCCTCGAGATCGCCACGACGCACGGCGTCGACCGCGAGCGGCTGCAGGATCTCTGGTTCGATCTCTTCCTCTTCCCGTCCATCCGCTGACCCAAGGAAACCGAAATGACGGTCAAACTCCACGTCCGCAATCCCGTTCCGCCCGCCGGACTCTCCACGTCAACCGCGCTTCTCAAAGAGCCGGCCGTTCGCGCCGGCTATCTCTCGGGCATGACGATCCCCCGCCTGGCGCTGGCCTTCGGCGTCGCCGAGTATGTCATGCAAGACTATGTCGCCGAGCGCCGCTGCGGCTGGAGCGCCGCCGAGCATTGCGGCATCCATGAGGATGGCCGCCGCACTGTCGTCTTCACCCGTGCCTCACGTGAGACCGGCGGCTACGACATCCGCCCGATTTCGGTCCCGCGCGTCACCATGCACGTCAGGGCATTGGAGGCGCGGGTATGAACGGAGCAGCCCCAGCACCTCGGCAGCATGTGCGGATGGATGTTGATGGCGAGATCGCGAAGATCGAGGCGCGGTTTGGTGAAATCAACGAGGTTCTCGGAGACGGTCCGCGTGAAGACTGGATGCGCCCGCTGGAAGAGGAGTTTGCATTTCTCCGAGGACGGCTATCGATTCTCCGGCCTGAGGGTACGCCTCTCCAGACACATGTGAAGGGCAAGGAGCAACCGCTCGACTGGTCTAATTTCGAAGGCCCGAAGCGAAACGTCGAATGGAAGCCGGACGATCAGGATTTGATCTACACGGCCCTCAACTATCGCGATGACGAGTACGGCGACCAAGACGAAGACGCCGGCCAGCAGATCGTTGAACGGCTGCTTGCGGCGTGGCGCTCATCCGTGATCAGCGAGCAGCTGACATTCGAAATATCAGCTCGTCTTCTCAAGGAACGAGACGAAGCCCGGGCCACCCTTGCCGCAACTCCCGCGCCGCAAGCGAATGTGGAGGGGATCACCCTTCCCAAGGCTGAAATCGACGCAATGCTTCGCGGGAAGCTTCCTGCGCACAAGAGCGATGCCTACGCGACAGCAGAAGCGGCGTTCGCTGACTATTTCGCTCGCAACTATCCCGGCCCGGACACCGTCATTTTTAACCCCGCATGGCACGCCCCGAAGCTGTTCTATGCGGCCTTCCGCGCCCTTGCCGCCACTCCGGAAGGCGCGACCGATGCCTAAGCTCCTGCCCTTCCGCATCCATTTCGAAGATCCGGAGATCGCCCCGCTCGATCTCCACGCGAGCGACGCCGAAGCCGCGCGCCAGCTCGCCGCCACCCGCCGCGGCGTAACCGCCGGCGCTATCCGCAAGGTCAAGATCATCAGGGAGAAGGTCGATGGCTGACGGCACCAAGATCGAATGGACGGACGCTACCTGGAACCCGATCACCGGCTGCGCCGTCGTCTCCCCGGGCTGCACCAACTGTTACGCGATGAAGCTCGCCGGCACGCGGCTCAAGAACCACCCGACCCGCAAGGGCCTGGCGAAGGACACAAAGACCGGCCCAGTCTGGACCGGCGAGGTTCGGCTCAACCGCCAATGGCTCGATCAGCCGCTGCGCTGGACGAAGCCGCGCATGATCTTCGTCTGCGCCCATGGCGATCTCTTCGCTGAGGGCGTTGACCAGGTCTGGATCGATTATGTTTTTGCGGTCATGGCGCTGGCGCCGCAGCACACATTCCAGGTGCTGACGAAGCGGCCGGAGCGCATGCGCGAATACATGCTCGGCATGTCCTCTCGAAGGAGCTTCATCGCCGGATATGGCGCACTGGTCCGGGGCGGCAATCTGCCGGATCATTATGAGACCGCCTACGAAGCCATTGCCAAGCCGCTCCCAAACGTCTGGCTCGGCGTCTCGGTCGAGGATCAGAGGCGCGCTGAGGAGCGCATCCCGCTCCTGCTCGACACGCCGGCCGCTATCCGCTGGATTAGCGCCGAGCCGCTGCTCGGCCCGCTTGATCTAACATGCATTCGCCAGCCGAATGCCGGTTCCGGCCCTTGGTGGTTCGATGCGCTCACAACAGATCGGATGGGATGGTTTCACGACGAAGCGGCGACCAAACCGACGGACGAAGATCCTCTCGCCTTCAGCGGCTACGGCCAACTCGACTGGGTTGTCGCCGGGGGCGAGAGCGGCCCTGGCGCACGGGCGATGCATCCCGACTGGGCGCGCCAGCTTCGAGACCAGTGCGCTGCAGCGGGCGTGCCGTTCCTCTTCAAGCAGTGGGGTGCATTCGCGCCCGTGGACGTGACCTTTAATGACTTTGCGAAGCCGGCGGATGATTGGCTGGGAACGCTGATCGGCGGACCGGACGGTCAGCTCGAACAGTTCCCGTCCAATCCGGAACGCGTTATCGCCCTGCTAAACGTCGGCAAGAAAGCGGCCGGCCGCCTCTTGGACGGCATCGAGCACAACGGCTTCCCGGAGGTGCGTCGATGACCCAAACTCCAGAAGCCCTCAGAGCGTGGAAAGCAGAAGAGGCGCGCCAGTCTCAGATTCTTGCGGAAGCGATCGACGCGGCAATCCAAGAAGCCGGAAAACAATTCGAGGCACCAATCCTAAATGCCGTCTGCGGAGCACTGGTCACGGTTCAGGCAGCAGTGCTTTCTTCCGTGTCAGACCCGTACAACCGCAAAGAGCTGCGCAAGGCAATGGAGCGCGCGCTTCCGCGAGCGCTCGCAGAGCAGATCGCCAGAGGTAACGGTCACTGCCAGACAGTAGTGATTGGAGCGCCGCGACAATGACGAAACCGGCCCGCCTTCAGCTTTCCCACCGCAAGGGCTTCGACCTGCAGCAGCTCTCCACATCGGTCAACGGCCGCGAGGCCGTGCACGTCGGCCGTCCCGGCCCATGGGGCAATCCATTCGTCGTCGGCAAGCACGGCGACGCCGGCTATTCCGTTGATCTCTACAAGGCGCTGCTTGCCGGGTTGCTACGCGTCGGCGCCGATCCCGATATCGAGGCGCTGGAGCGCACCCGTCGCTTTGTCGCTGAGAACGTCGACGAGCTGCGCGGCAAGAACCTCGCCTGCTGGTGCAGGCCTGGCGCACCGTGTCATGCGGACGTGCTTATAGCAGTGGCTAATCGCGACGAGGCCAGCCGATGAATGCCGGCTCGTCTCCCGATCAGATACGGCTGGACAAGATCCGCGCCCGTCATGGCGAGGCCAGCCGCGACTGGACCGTGAATGTCAAAGCACGCGGCCAGCGACAACTCTTCGCACGCCTACTGTCGGGCGCTTCGCTGTCGCCTGTCGTCACCGTCACCGAGGAATGCGGCTGGCAGGATGAAGAGTTTCTCCTGCACGCGCATGCAGACATCGAGTTCCTGCTGCGGATCTACAGCCGCCTCGTCGATCGGCTGGCCGAAAAGACGCGCGCGCTCGCTTGCTACGAGGAGCGGCCGGAGAAGAATTATGCTGCCGAGTGCGCCATCAAGTGCGGCGAACCGGCGTTCAAGAAGTTCCTTGAGGAATGCCACGGCCTTGAGCGCCCTCTTACCGATGAGCGCGCCGCCACAAAAGTCCGCTCTGTCCTCGGCATCGGCTCGCGCCGGCAGCTGAACGACGATCCTGCAGCGGCGGAGCGCTGGTGCGATCTGCGCGGCCACTACGATGCTTGGAGGCGCCGCGGATGAGCAGCAGGCGCGATCGCATCAGAGCGAAGATCATGGCGCGGGTTTGGATTGATCCGGTTACCGGCTGCTATGTCTGGACCGGCCCCGACTCCGGCAAGAACGGTCGAGGCAAGGGCTACCCCCGCATGTCTCTCGACGGCCAGACCGTCGCCGTTCACATCGCCATGTGGACCAACGAGCACGGCTATATCCCAGGCAAAAAAGAACTGGACCACGCCTGCCGCAATCGCCTTTGCGTGCGGCCGGAAAAGGCTCACGTCGAGATGGTTACCCGCAAGGAAAACGCCAAACGCCGGGAACAGGCGAAGCGCGGCATGATCAGCCACAACGGCGGCCCAGAATTCGTATGTGAGGATGCGTAGAGATGAAGACGCCCGACCCGATTTCCAACCAGGTCTTTTCGACATCCTTCCTCCTGTTCGCCCAGTATGGCGGCAAGGCGATCATTCCTGTCGAGGACGTCTGCCGCGACTATTTCAATCACCTCACGCCTGACAAGTTTCTCCGGAAGGTCGGAACCGGTGAAGTCGCCCTGCCGGTGGTGCGGGCGGAAATGTCTCAGAAGTGCCAGAAAGGCGTCTATCTGCAGGACTTAGCCGATTATCTCGACGCCAGAAGAGCAGCCGCCTTGAAGGAATTTCGCCAGCTACACCGCGCGTAGCTTGCTACATTTTTGCTACGAGGATCTTACGGCCTTTGTTTTTGCTTCACTTTTTCGACGTTTCAATCCCATCGATCATAGGCGCCACGGCAAAGACAGGCGCCTTGAAGTACCTGTTTTCTCCCCTCTTCCCGTCAGTTTGCACCGATTCCATCATGTCTCGTCAGCTCTCGTTTGATCCCTTTTAACCCGTTTTGCGTTGCCATTGCTACATGCGGCAGCGGTCCGAGGCTTGTAGCAAATCACGTGCACAATCGTCGAGTGAAAGAGAGATCGTTAATATAACCGATAGAAGAAACAGATCAGAACCAGATTATTGGATGTATTGTTCCTTCGCAATTAATACTGTCGATTGTATCTTGTGGCCAAAATCGGGCAGCTCTCGGCGCCTGCAACTGGATATTCTGTTGCAGATCAGTCAGTTATAATATTCTTGCGTAAGCCAGCACTTTCTGTGCCATCCTGCGCCGCGCTGGAGGCTGAGGTTCGAAACATGTCCTAAACTTTAGGGAAGGAAGCAGGACAATGCGTAGAACAGGAAAAACTATCATCGGCTCATTGCTTGGTCTCGCCTATGTCGTTGCCACGCCATTTGCCTCACTAGCGTCGTTCGATGACGGCCTGCGTCAGAGTACAGCGCTCGCCGGTCCTCATGGTGACGTCCTTGTCGTTGCCGACGCCGGCAGCGCGCCAGGCGGAAGTCAGGAGACTGGCTCAGGTGGCGGCCAGGATACCGGTTCCAGCGGCGGTCAGGATAGCGGCTCCGGCGGCGGCGAAGGCTCCGGCGGCGGCCAGGATACCGGCTCTGGTGGCGGTCAGGATACCGGCTCTGGCGGCGGTCAGGACACCGGCTCCGGTGGTGGCCAGGATAGCGGCTCCGGCGGCGGCGAAGGCTCCGGCGGCGGTCAGGACAGCGGCTCAGGTGGCGGTCAGGATACCGGCTCTGGCGGCGGTCAGGACACCGGCTCCGGTGGTGGCCAGGATAGCGGCTCCGGCGGCGGCGAAGGCTCCGGCGGCGGTCAGGACAGCGGCTCAGGTGGCGGTCAGGATACCGGCTCTGGCGGCGGTCAGGACAGCGGCTCCGGTGGTGGCCAGGATAGCGGCTCCGGCGGCGGCGAAGGCTCCGGCGGCGGTCAGGACACTGGCTCCGGCGGCGGCCAGGATAGCGGCTCCGGCGGTGGCGAAGGCTCCGGCGGCGGTCAGGACAGCGGCTCCGGCGGCGGCCAGGATACCGGCTCAGGCGGTGGAGAAACCCCGGCTTCCACTTCGAGCGACTGACACAGCACCAATAGTCGCTGAATCACGATGATTTCAGGTCGGGTCGACCTGACATCATGAACGTGATCGACTCTAGGAAGTTAGGGCGGGATGCGGACGGAAAACCGCACACTTTTCTCCTCATCCCGCTCTACTGCCACAGGCAGAGGCGGTTGAAGCTCATTGAAACCCCGCCTGACGGAACCACTCCTGAATGCCGGCAAGAACTTCCGCTTTGGCGCCCTCGAGCGTCGGCGCGTAGCGGAAGCCTGTTTCACCGGTACCGTTGCAATGGGAGATACGCCAGGCCCAATCGCTCATGGCCTGCCGTTTCATGACAAAGGCGACTTCATGTATGCCAAGCATCGCGCAGAAAGTCCCATTCTGCAGCGGCAACCAAGTCAAACGGATCTCTGCAACCGTCACCATTCCAGCCCTCCAACAGCAGAAAAGGTATAGAATGGGGGCCAAGTGCTTGAAACCCCGCCATTTAAGGGGATGCAGCGCAATGCGGGTGGCGAAGGAAAGGACAACTCCAGATAAGGGCTTGTTCGGCGATGAGCTAGCGCCCCTTCCGGCGAAGATATCCGGTCGGCCGCAGCGGCGGCGGACAGAAGCAAAATTGTGTTTCAGCAAAATTGCGGACAAACCGGAATCCCTGAGCTACATTGAAGCGCTTGGCTCGGTCTCCGGCCTTTCGCGGCAGGGAACCGGGGCTGACCCGGCAGCGTTCTTGTACATGATCCCGGGAGCGGGAAAGCGGCAGTCGAAGCCGGTGTCCGTCGCTTGTCGCCCGATAGGAACCGAACATACCCACGACGCGGGGCACGATTGCCGCGTCGCTGCAATCCAGGAGGAGAAGCATGCAGGTCTTGTGGAGCAATCCCATCGAGCTTGGAATGACCGGGGGTGACGTGCGCATGGTCAAGGGACCGTCCGATGCGCTCCGGTGCCTCGCGGACCATTGGCCTTATCGCGGCCCCTATTATGTCGCCGCGCGCAGCGCGTGCCGCGCCGCGATCGACGGGCGCCGTACCTGCGAGGAAGCACGCAGACTCTTTCTTTCCGCCGCTGAGGAGGCGCGCCTTAAAGCGCACTAG